GTCTTTTTAATGGTCATTCCGGTTTTCTATTTTTTTCAGAGTCTTGAAAATTTTTTTGAGGGGGGGTCATTACGAGAAAAGAAAACCTCGAGACTGGATTGATTTTGAAAGACGATACATCGTAATGAATTTTCAAACTACTCTAAAAATCTGAGAACAAAAGAGCAAGAAAAAGCAAGAAAAGGCAAGAAAAAGCAAGTAAATTTTTATAAGACGATATCTCGTAATAAAATGAGAATACGTGTTTGGAAACTGACATTTTCCGAGCAACTTGTTAGACAAAAGTGTGTCTTCCAATAAAAATAATCTGTTTCAAGACGGTTTTATGAACCATCTTTACTTTTCCTCAAACATCTTGTTCTGAAACTCAGTGTCAATCTGTATCAAATTGATGATACACTTATTCAATTGTTTGATATTACTGTTCGAGTTCTTTTTGATAATCTCAAGAACGTCCTTCTTGAGACGATTTTCCTGTGCCCGAGTTAATTGTTCATTGGCCTTGTTATATAAGGACATGTATTTATCAACTAAAGAAAACTCTTCTGTTTTCTCATTATATCGTTCATCGTCCGGATTATACAAGATTTGATGGTCATTTCGGTTTTTGATAAATGGATCAACATGAAAACAGGCCAGTAAAGTATAGTAGTGCATCAAACACTCTTTGAGTTGTGTCTTTTTGTGTAAGGAACCTTTATCCACCTCGATTTTTCTTATCAGAAAGACTTCCATACTGTACAGATAATACGTGCAGACCGTTCGTAATAGATTATGAATTCCACTTTCGACTAAAAAGCCTTCCCATCGACGACCATCCCAGAAGAGGAGTTTATTCCGTTCTTTGTCATAGACGATATTGAAGTTCTCAATGTCCTTTTGAAGACAACCATCAACGGTGCTGATTTCGTCGATAATTTGCAGAAGTCCAGAGGTATCAATTTCGTAAGACTTGTAGCTTCCTTTTTCTAACTTGGAGACGTTTTCTCGATACAGCTCTTCAACTCGAGTTTCAAAATCAACTAATTCAATATTTTGATACTCAGCCAATTTAGAAATCTTCAGAAAGGTATCCAAGTTAGCGATGTAGTTATTCATCGTATTGTAATTATTAATCGTCTGATTGATATGCATGTTGTTTTGTTGTGTAATTTCGAAGGATTGGGTGGGAGTGTATTTTCGATTGGTCATAATACTTTCTTTGATTTCATCGGTCAATTCGACATCGTGCAAGATGCCAGGACAGGTCTTTTTCAGTTTGTAAAGATGTGACATTATGGAGCTCTTTTTTGATACATGATATCCACAACGATAACATGTGTAATCTACAAGATGTTCTCTCGGCATCTGGAAGAAATAGAACAATTACCCTTAAATGATAATAGAAAGAAAAAGAAAGAAAAGGCAAGAAAAAGCAAGTTGGCCTAATAATTTACGCACTACAAGAAGTGCATCCTTGATTTTCCCAATCAACCGGCTCTTCCACCGGTCTCTTGGGTGAGTTTCTCTCGATATTCGATTTCGACTTCGACGGGTCAATAGTGAATTGTTGAACCGTCGCCTTGGGCTTCGTTCGGAGATAATACATTCCCGTCTTCAGACCACGTTGCCAAGCGTAGAAATGCAGACTGGTCAGTTTCTTCGTGTCCGGTGCATCCATAAAGACGTTCATACTCTGAGATTGACAGACAAAAGCTCCTCTGTCGGCGGCTAAATCGACGATGACCCGTTGCTTGATTTCCCAAACCGTTTTGTAAAGGTCTTTAATCTCTTGTGGAAGACCCGGAATACCCTGAACACTCCCTTCATTGACAATGAGGTGGTCTTTCATCTCAGAGTTCCAAAGTCCAAGCTGAATTAGGTCATTCAGAAGATACTTGTTGACAATAATAAACTCGCCAGCCAAGGTCTTTCTCTTATACAAATTGGAAGTAAATGGCTCGAAACACTCATTAAAGCCCAAGATTTGACTGGTCGAAGCGGTCGGCATTGGTGCCAACAAGAGACTATTCCGGAGACCATGAGTTTGGATGTCTGCTTTGAGAGAAGCCCAATCGTAGCGGTCGCTCGGTTGAACTCCCCAGAGGTCGAACTGAAGGAGACCTTGGGATGCCGGACTACCGACGAAAGTGCTATAAGCACCCGGTGGGAAGTTGGGGTCACTCAGAGCTTCCTTTTCACAAGGATGGAACTGAAGCTTCTCGTTGTTTTCACGATACCATTCATTCCGTTTCTTTGACAGTTCCATTGAAGCCTCGAGAGCGGAATGGTAAATGGTTTCGAAGATCTCCCGGTTGAGACGAGAAGCCTCCGGACTGTCAAAGGGCATTCTCATCAAGACGAAAGCATCAGCCAGACCTTGAACACCAATCCCAATCGGACGATGACGGTAATTAGAGAGTTCAGTCTTCCCAGTTGGATAGAAGTTGTTATCGATAATCTTATTCAGGTTCTTGGTGACAATCTTGACTTTGGCGTGGAGTTCATTAAAGTCATAATACTTCTGTCCGTTCTCATTAGTTTTGACGTAAGTCGGAAGAGAAATCGAAGCCAGATTGCAGACGGCACTTTCGTTCTTATCGGAGTATTCCATAATTTCAGAACACTGACCAGTCAGAATACCGTTGAAGATACCTTGATGCAGTTTCTGCTCATTGAAACAGTATGTGTCTTCGTATTCATTGTTGTCTTCGATTGAAGAGACTTGTAATCCTTCAACTAACTGATTGTCGGGTAGCTTGAAAGTAGGCACATTCATTCCAATACTCAAATCTTTTGCTTCGACAAGACCATTATCGATAATGAACTTATGATAAGGAGTGCAACGCAAAGATAGTCCATTACTCATCCTCACCGTAATAAGTTTTTGATTCACACCTGTCTGGCGAACAATTGTTGAGCTGAACTCCTCACCATTCCACACTTCAACTTCTTGATCCACTAGGTCTTTTATCGGGAAATAGCCATTCGATGTTAGAATTTGTGTATCTCCGGAGACACACAAATTACTGGACTTAATGACCCCCAAGTTCTTTTGATTGCTCTTTCGGTTCGCTGCGTCCTTGTAGCACATATACGGCGTTCCGGTCTCAATTTGAGACTGAAGGATTTTTTGCCAGAGTTCTTGAGCACGAAGTTGCTTTCGGAACTTACCTTCACTCTCGTAACGTTCATAAAGGGTCTTGAACTCTTCACCATACACGTCACTCAAGCCACGACATTCATCCGGACACATCAAACTCCAAATGCCATTGTCCCTTACCCGTTCCATAAACAAATCCGGAATCCAGAGAGCATAAAACAGGTCACGGGCACGTTCTTCTTCACTCCCATGGTTCTTTTTCATCTCCAGAAACGGCTCAATATCGGCATGCCAAGGCTCAAGATAAACCGCGATTGAACCATTGCGTCTTCCAGAGTTATGGACGAGACCCATATCGGTCAGGTAGTTGTGGTTGTCCTGCATGTTAAAGTCATAGACGTAGCCAGAGTGTTCGACTTCTTCGATGGAACGGATACGTGTCCAAAGGGAACCATCGTATTCAAAATAGTCATTGGAGACATTCGGATTATCAGAAAAGATTGAATGTGGGACAACAATCGAATTACTATTTCCACCCGAAGAAGCCATGACACCACAACGAAGAAGCAAGTATCTCATTTGATACGTAAATCCTTCAGAACAACAGAGAATAGTAGTCTTTTCGTCAGTCCAAGACAATGCACGGGTCTCACAGATACCTCGGATGAGCGCCTTGGTCTTATCCAGAGGAAGATGGAGATACTTGTCGGAGATGAAATTGGTTTGAATATCGAGTAAAAGCGTGTCATCATATAATTGAATGATGGTAAAGTCATTTTCAGACTGTTCATCAAACTCTATCCCTTGATGTTTCAAGTAATCTTTAACAAAAGTCAGCGTCTGACAATCATTTTTAGCTGTATTATCGAAATCCAAGACAATTTTCTTTCCATTAATAACTCCTCGACAAATCAAGATACCATAATAACGGAAGAAATCTGTGTCATAATCAGGGTAATTTTGGATATGCTTTGGTATCGGAAAGGTGACGAAATCACCTTCTTTCAGTAAATCAGCTTCAATAAAAGAAGGCTTAATCAAACCATCTTCCATCCGTTGAATAATCTGATTGTTGTTTAATCCAAGACGCTGGGCGGAAAGTGAATAGACTTGATGTTCCTTTGTGACGTGTATCGGCTTCAGACTATTGACCGTCTCAATCTTTAGGATTTGCTTTTCGACGTGGTTCTTCGCAATCTGTAGAACCGGCTTGAAAGTGCCATCCAGGGTGACAAGCTCATCACCGACCTTAATCTCTTCCATCCGAACCGCACCCGACTTGCCATAAACAATGGTATCACCCCGAAAGCATTGATTAACGTAGCGGGCAGTATTGTTAAAAACACGCAACATCGGGACAATTCCGGTTGATTTACCGTTGGTTCCACGGATAATCGAGTTTCTGGAACGGACATTGTGAATATGAACACCGATACCCCCTGCATATTTGGAGATCAGAGCACAATCTTTAAGAGTATTATAAATCCCATCGATTGAGTCTTCTTCCATCGCAATCAGGTAGCAACTGGACTGCTGAGGGACATTGGTGCCAGAATTAAACAAAGTCGGGGTCGCATGAACGAAGAACCGCTTACTCATTCCGTCATAGGTCTCCAGAGCGTCTTTGATATCTTCGCCATGAATTCCGAGAGCAACCCGCATAAATAGATGTTGAGGACGCTCAACAATAACGTCATTGACTTTGGTCAGATAAGCTCTTTCCAGAGTTTTAAAGCCGAAGTAGTCGAAATCGTAATCCCGACTGTAATCGATATAACTATTTAGTTTTTCTTTGTGTGCCATGACGGTTTTATACAGGTGCTGACTGATCAAAGGAACTTCGTTGTGATACATCAAACTAATGGTCTCAGAGAAGGAGGGTGATGTATTTTTGTGATGGTTGGAGATGATAATCCGGGAGGCCAGAATGCCATAGTCGGGGTGATTGACAATCAACGAGCAACACATCCGGGCAGCAAGCTCATCCAGTTCGGAGGTCTTAACGCCATCGAAGATTCGGGAGCAGACCTTTTGAGCAATGTCATGAGAATTGACTTGCAGTTCTTTGGATAAGTTCAAAATCCGATTGAGAACTTTATCGAAAGAAACGGTTTCAAAAGAACCATCACGCTTCTGAACACGCATCATCGATTGCTGTATGTCCATAAGTGCAGTGTCTTTATATACAAAAGTCAAGAGAAAAATAAAGTCATTTTAATTATTCGACTGTCGGTTTTCCCAAACATTTCATCACATCAGTATACATTTGAATCTTCGAAAAGTCAGACCAATCCTTCGCCATCGCGTATAATTTTGTATATAGATCCGACAGTTCTTGAGCAATGAACTCTTCAATTCCTTTCGTCCCTTCAGCGAACTTGAGACGGAAGACAACAATACTTTCCAGAGGATGAGGGCAGGTATAACCAATGTATTGTATTGAAACTCCTGATTTAGGATTGTCGTCCGGACTGAATGAATAGTCTGGAGTTAATGCAGTATAAGCCGGAGCACCTACCGGGGACGGAGACATTGGTGCATACTCTTCGTCGTCAAATCCGTATTTGGGTGTTGCGACGGTATAACCCGGACTTCGTGGGTCATCGGGAGACATCGGAGCATACTCTTCGTCATTCGCTTGTGGAACGGCTGCCAATTTAGCACCACCACTGACCTTACCTTGGTCTTTGAGGTGTCTATCGATAATAAAAGTTTGAAACAAGTTTCCAAAAGTATGAGTTTCACCTTTAATCACCAATTGATACAATTCACCGACCTTTGACCACTCGACAATCTCGGTCTTCTTATTCGCAATCGCGGTCTGGAATTCTTTGTGAATACTCGAGACTTTCTGTAATAAAACGTCAAAGGCTTTAAAGAAGATAAACTCGGGAGTGAATGCGGTTTCACTTTCGATTTTGAAGACGGCTTCGGTCGGTTCTCCGTATTTGTTCTTTTTATAGCACTTGTATTTTCCAAGGGTCTCAAACTCTTCAACCGCTGTTCCTTCTAACTTTTTCGAGACTTTCTTCGCTTCGTCTTCATCGATAACGAACTCGTAAGTGCAGAGACTGACGGGTGAGAAAGAGGCAGATTTCCGAGCAGTTCCAATCTCTGGGTGTGCTTCAAGGACGATTTCGTCTCCATTGGCCAGGTCAAACAAGTTCGGTTTCAGTTGTGCAATCAAAATCGGAGCTTTGGTAATTCGGTCGTGAGGTAAAATTGACCGTTTTCTGCTATCAGAGACCAAATCACCTTTGTCTTCATTGTAAATCTCGAAGTCATCGGTGGTCACGTCAATGATTTGTGAAGTCGTATTCTTCTTTTTCAAAGTGAATTTGTAGGCTCCGGGGTAAAAGTTTTCATCGGGATGAAAACACAAGGGGATTAAAGAGACCCGATGAGCCAGATACTCGTTGTGCAAAGGGCTTGTATTTTTAAGCACTCGAATACTGGTTTCATTCGAGTGGTTTTGAACGTCAAAGTGAAATCCAATCGTCGGGATATCACTCAGAATTGTCCGACGGAGGGCATTGAGGGTTGCGACCTCAGAATCTTTGACTGTAAAAGTTACCTTCTTATTGGGGACAAGTTGTTGAAGGTTAGAAAAAATTACCATAGCCCCTTTTAATTAATTGAGGCATTTTGTTTTAAGTGAGTTCCTTAGCGATCCTTCTTCGTCTCAATGTCAATTTGCTCTGAAATTGTATTTACTTGGGTCTCCTCATCGACAACTTCATTCTCGTCACCACTCTCATTGTCCTCGTCCTCATTCTCGTCGTTCTCGTCGTTCTCCTCGTCATCAACCTCGTCGTCGATATCATGGTCATCGACATCTTCACTACCATCAGTCTGACTGTCGTCGGTCACTGCATCTTGGGTATCAGTCTCTGTATCAGAAATCGGCTGAACCTCTACCACGTGTTGTCTAAAGAGACAACGTCCGCAGAGCAGAGGAGTTAGAAGTAAAAAAATGTAAAGTAATGCCAGATACATTAGTAAGCTAAATTACATCTCCTTATTTTTCTTAAGTGCTTTTATCCCTTTTCTTTTTTACTTAAACTAATCGTCCAAGTCTTTGATTGAATACTCAGACAATGAGAAGGTGTATTTGGTCGTTGAAATCTCAAAACTACTCGAAGGTTGGGGTTGAGTTGTTGTCTTTCCCCTTTTGATATTACGTTGAGCAACGAGTTCTTCCTGAGCCACAACAATTTCCGTGTCATATAAAGCTTTATCAGCCTTGTAGCGAAGAATTTTGTCCCAAACAACTTCCAGTTCTTTGTAGCGTTCTTCCATAAAAGCACGGTCACGATAAACTCGTTTGACATGATACAACTTTAAAGACCAATAAGTTGCTTTGACATTTCCAGTCGTCGGGTCGGAATGAATACGTTCGATTTCTTGTTCCGTCCAAATTTGGATACTGTCATTCGACAGACCCATCGGGGAATAACTGTATTTATAAGTGTCATCTCCATCGTGTCGGTATTCAATAATGCACCCTTTCTCATAATGGTCTTTGGTTAAGTATCCAGTGTCATCGGTGTCGGAAGAATACTCATTGAAATCCGGATACTCTTCCATTTCACATTCGAGATAATCGCACTCTTCTAAATCACAGACATCAAGTTGCCCTTGGATTTGATAGTAGTATTGAGTTGGAACTGTCCCGTCGATTTTACGACGGTAAGGACACTTAATCTCGAGCATAATCCCGAAATCACTGATGCCGTCCGGTGAAGCCCCAAAATGACGAACTGTTTGATGAGGAACCAGACCAAACTCATGAACTGTGACGGAATTGCGCAAGGCGTAGATACTTGTCGCTACCGGTTCGTATTTAACCCCCCATTTCAAAGCCGGTAAATTAGAGTTAAAGGCAGCTTCTTCGGCGTAACCACATTTCTTGATGATAAAGTCTCGTTGGGTTCCGAACTTTCCTTGACCCAGGGCTTGAGCCAGGTCGCTGGCGGTGACCATTCCTTTCCGAAGAGCATACCATTCGGGTGAGCGTTGTTCGACGACGGGGACACTTTGTAGTTTATGTAATTTTTTATTGTAATTGACAATTTCAATCAATCGTTTTGAAACCTTATCAATATTAACTGGGATGTGTCGAAAGACTGAACAACAACCATACGCCGCCTTGGCGATAGTATCATACAGTTCAGGGGACAACTTCGCTAAATCGGTTTGACCTTCATTCAGCAAACGGATAACGTAGGCAAGTGCTTGGTCAATCATGATTTCTCGAGGGAGAGATGCATGGTGTTGTCTATTTTTGTCGTTCATCGTAAGTCAATTTGAAAGTATCTACTTAAGTAGAAATTACATTTCAATTTTCACATTAATGGTTGTTCTTCAAAAGTTTCATCACAACCCCAACGAAATCCAAGCCGGTGTCGATGAAGCCGGACGAGGTTGTTTAATTTTTGGTGTCACCGCAGCAGCCGTTGTCTGGGATCCGGAATGTCAAGACCCACGACAAGAACTGATTAAAGACAGTAAGAAACTGAGTCCGAAAAAAAGAAAGGAAGCTCGACAGTTTATCGAAGAAAATGCATTGGCCTATTCGGTCTATACTGTGGATCAGAATGTCATTGACGACATTAATATTCTTAATGCGACGTATCAAGCGATGCATAAAGCACTGGATGGATTAAATCGACAGATTGACCGTATTTTGGTCGATGGAGACCGCTTTCGTCCTTACTTGGATCCGTCGGGTGAATATGTTCCTCACCATTGTGTTGTTGAAGGAGACAATACGTATCTTTCAATTGCGGCGGCGAGTGTTTTGGCTAAGACGTATCGGGACGAGTTTGTCGAAAAGAAAGTTATTGAGAATCCAGAACTTGACAGATACAAGTTAAGTAAAAATAAGGGTTATGGAACCAAAGACCATATCGATGCGATTCGCAAATACGGAATTACGAATTATCACCGAAAGAGTTTTGGAATTGTCAAAGACTACGTTTAGAGGATCTTGACACCGAACTTGGCGATACGCTTGTATTCGGTGCTGTTGTTAGTGCCAGTGAAAATCTTGACGAACTCCAACTCGTCGTCTTCGTTGATACGGAAACCGTAGCTGACAAAGTCGTTGTTCGAGTTCTTGATGGCAGTGATACGCATGGAACCACCCATCATCTCCCAATAACTTTCAGTGTCAAGGTTAGAAGTGCGGATGGCGTTCATACCTTGAGTGCCGTAGTTCCACTTGATAGACTTCTCCCAGAGGCGGTTGCCCTCATCAACTTCACCACTGGGCAAACCATCAATCTCGATACCAGCACCGTTATTAGTGGCGTTACCATCCTCAACAGTGGAGTTGCTGTTGCGAGACAACAGGATCAGTTTGTCCTCAACGGAGATTTGAGTGGTGTTGATGGTGTTCAGAGCACCCTCGATATCGACGTTACCCAAGATACGGAGAGTGCCAGTGTCGATGGTCATTTGACCAGTGCCCATAGAGTCGGACTTGATAGTCGAGACCGTCAAAATCTTAGTGGAATCGATGGTCACGTCATTCTCAAAGTCAGTTTGACCATTGACGGTGGTGGTGCCGTTCAGAGTAGTTCCGTTATAGACAGTCAGACCACCGTTCAAAGTAGCAGCGCCAGTAACACCCAGAGTGCTTCCGAGAGACGCTTCTTGGAGAACAGTCAATTGGTTAGACATAACTGCGTGACCACGGACGACAATACCGTTGCCATACTCGACAGGGTTGTTAAAGACGACACTACCGTTGAAAGTAGTCAAACCATTAACTGTCAAAGCATTGGACATGACCGCAGCACCCTCAATGGTAGCAGTCTTCTGAACGTGGAGGTGGTCTTCCAAGAGAACGTCATTGCTGAAAGAAGCGACGCCGAGGACAGTCAAGGTGTTGGAGAGACCGACAGCACCGACCAGAGTTGAGGTTGCATCAACACGGAGGTTATCCTCGATTTGGACGTCATTGCTGAAGGAGGCGACACCCAGAACGGTTAGGTTGTTGGACATGCCAACAGCACCGACCAAAGTCGAAGTGGCATCGACTCTCAAATTGTCCTCAATCTGAACGTCGTTGCTGAAAGAGGCAACGCCCAGAACGGTCAGGTTGTTCGACATACCGACGGCACCGACGTGAGTGCTGACACCATCGACCTTTAGGTTGTCCTCAATCTGAACGTCGTTGCTGAAGGAGGCGACACCCAAGACGGTCAATTGGTTAGACAAAGTAGCAGCACCGACCAAAGTCGAAGTCGCATCAACGCGGAGGTTGTCCTTGACCTGGACGTCGTTGCTGAAGGAAGAGACGCCCAGGACAGTCAATTGGTTGGACAAAGTAGCGGCACCGACCAGAGTAGTAGCAGAAGCGACGTGGAGGTTATCCTCAATCTGAACATCGTTGCTGAAAGAGGCGACACCCAGAACAGTCAAGGTGTTGGACATACCGACCGCGCCAACGTGGGTGGAAGCACCATCGACACGCAGGTTATCCTCCAAGAGAACATCATTGCTGAAGGAAGCAATGCCTTGGACAGTTAGGGAAGAAGACAAATCAACAGCACCAACCAAAGTAGAGGCACCATCAACACGAAGGTTGTCCTCGATTTGAACGTCGTTGCTGAAGGAGGCGACACCGAGAACGGTCAATTGGTTGGACAAAGTGGCCGCACCAACCAAGGTTGTTGCGGATGCGACGTGGAGATTGTCTTCCAAGAGAACGTCATTGCTGAAAGAAGCAATGCCTTGAACAGTTAGAGAAGAAGACAAATCGACAGCACCAACCAAGGTAGTAGTGCCACCAACTTGCAAGTTGTCCTCCAAAAGAACGTCATTGCTGAAGGAAGCGATGCCTTGGACAGTTAGGGAAGAAGACAAATCAACGGCACCGACCAAAGTCGTGGCCGCATCAACACGGAGGTTGTCTTCAATCTGAACGTCATTGCTGAAAGAAGCGACACCCAGAACAGTCAGGTTGTTGGACATACCGACGGCACCAACGTGAGTGGAAACACCATCAACACGGAGGTTGTCTTCAACCTGAACGTCGTTGCTGAAGGAAGCAACACCGAGGACAGTTAGGTTGTTAGACATACCGACATCGCCGACGTGAGTGGAAACACCATCAACACGAAGGTTGTCCTCAATTCTTACGTCATTGCTGAATTGGGCGAGGCCAGTCACCAACATATCACCGGCCAGGTGGAAGTTGGCGAGCATAGCAGTAGTGCCGATACCGACATTACCGTTGCTATCGATGCGCATCCGTTCAAAGTTAGAGGTAGTGAAACGGAGAGTATCATCGTTATCACCGGGAGCAGTCTCCGCCTCAATCTTAGTATCACCATTGACGTCAATCACACCACCGAGGGAGCCCCAAGCGTTACCGGGACCAAATCCCTCAAAACGAGACTGCTCAGTGTTGTAGCGGATATAACCGGCTTGAGCGGAATCAACGGCATAAGGACGGGCAGCGGTGTTGCCGACGGGGACACGGAGGATGGGACCATTTACGGCGACATTGGATTGGAACCTGGCTTCACCGACCAAACCAAAGTCATTCGACATCTCAACCGCCTGTAAGAAGACCGCCTTACCATCGACGGTCAGTTGGTTGGACATCTCAACAGCACCAACAAAAGCGGAAGCACCATTGACCGCCAACTTGTCCTCGATCCGAACGTCATTGCTAAACTCGGCCAGACCGAGAGTGACAACGTTGTTGGACATGGCCACAGCACCTTCAACATTGAGAGTGCTCTTCATAGTCACATTTTGAAGAGCAGTGACGGCGTTAGAAAGAGCAACAGTGTTTTGGAAGGCAGCGGTGTTCTCAAAAGTAGCCGCCTTGTTGAAGTTGATCGCCTGATTGACGTAGAAACCGGAAGAGTTGGTGGTATCGAGGTATTGGTAGTTGTTGGAGTCGTGAGTAGTGAATTTACCGAGAGTAGTGGTCGCCTTCTCGTCATCAGGAGAGACATTAAAGGCGTTATTGCTGCGAGCGATAATGTAAGTGACAGTGTTATCTCCGTTGTTGGAGAAGTCAAAAGCGTGAATGTCGTTGATAGTGACAACGATTTTACCGGAAGAACCGACTTCGAGAGCAGTCAGGTCTTTACCATACAACTTGGGGACGAAAACGGGACCAAAGACGTTCTGGAAAGAAGGATCCGGGTAAGAGATAGTCGCACCGCTGACGTAATCGATATTGACTACAGGGACACCAGTCGTAGTAGTATAGTTCAGCGCCATTTTTTAAGTATATTGATATAAAAAACAAAGATACCAGAAAAATAATAGAATACGTATTTACAAAATTAGTTACAACATATAAACACAACCAACCAAAGCTCGGCGAAGTATTTTCCCTTGATATTCGAACTCCTCACACTTATAAATCTTCGAGTTAAGGTCAAAATCACAATCACATGTTATTTTTGCCACGGTATAATTTTTGATATCGTCTGTTCCTTGAGCTTGTCCATATCCATCCACCGATGAACTACAAATTAGATCACCATTTTCCAAGTTTCCTTGAATGTTGCAGACCCAAATCGCACCTTCTCCAACTGATTGGACGATGAGTCTTTGTTCGGAAGTTTCGCGATCAATATCAAATTTAATATTACCAATTCGAAACTCTCTCGACACTCCTTCCATCTCCTGACCACCAATTACACCGAAGACCCGTTTATCTTTTTCTTTCGAAGACAATTCAACAATGGGGATGGCTTCATCAATTCCAATCTCCGGTCTTTCTTGAAGGTCGCTATAAGTCCCTCCGGCGATGACAATCTTACCAATTAAATGACTGATGTCGTCTCTTATCTTGGATGCACAACGATGTTTACCTGTAAAGTTAAGAACTTCTGGTTGGAAGTCATCGGTGAAAGTGACTGTGGTCTTATTATTGGAAATGAAAGTCAAATCGGAAGCAATCTGTGATTTATTCGTTTTGACACACATATTCCAATAATAGTCTGGGTTCGAAGCGGAGTTGAGGCGGATACATCCTGTATTTACAATTCCTTTCTCAGTGTTTAGTATTCCTTCAATGGTCAGATTGGAGGCCATGACCACATCGTTGGAGAAAAACGCAGTGCCTTCGAAGATGGCATTACTTCCGAAAGAGACATTGGAGTTGAAACCGATATCACCATTATTAATATTAAAAGCGCCAAGGAAGACAGTGTTATTAAGAGAGCAGAAATGGACATCATTTTCAAAATAGACCGGTTTGGTGAATTTGTTATAGTCGGTTCCGAACTGAGCACCGGGAACAATCAAACTGGGTAAGTCAGCCGGATCTGTAAAGGCTGGAGCTCCTGGACAGCCATTCGTCGTAAATTTAAATGGAATGACCTTTTCACCATACATATACAAGTCTTGAATATAGACATTCGATTGCATTCTAACATCTCCAGCGATGGTGACATTGTTGGAATAAAAGGCTTCACCATTGGCGGTGAAAGTTCCGTTGAAGGTGGCATTTTCAGTAAAGATAACTTCTCTTTCGAATTCGACGTTTTCTTGTTGGACATTGACCCATCCGAGGAAGATACGATTATTCGAGCCACAGAAGAAGACTTCATCGGTGAAAAAAGTCGGTTTGTGGATGACATTGATATCAGTTCCGAACTGGGCACCGGGAACGATTAAACTGGGTAAGTCGGCCGGGTTTTCCAGAGTTGCAGACTCGGGATAGACATTCGATTTAGTGAAACTGAAAGGATAGACGCGATAACCATCGACGTAGAGTTCTTTAATTTTGAGCCGTTCGATGGTGGCTTCTTCATTGATGGTCAAGTTTGAAGACAGTAGATTGGAAGAGAAAATACTTGAATTGACGGTCAGGTCTCTTCCGACAGTCCAATCGTAGGTGACCAGACCGCTATCTTGAATGACGGCATTTGAACCAATGGTTACACTACCAATCACATCAACATTTCCACCAATCGATAGATTTTGATTAAACTCGACATTGGAAAGGACGGTCAGGTCTCCATCGATTTCGAGATTTGAACTCAGATAGACCGAAGAATTGAAATACGTGTCGGCTGAAAAGGTTGAGATACCTTGAACGTTAAAGGAATTATAAAATGTCGCATTTCCTTGAGTGAATAAGTCACCATTTAAAAAGGTGTTGGATTGAGTGGTCAATACCCCAAGGATTTCAACGTCATTCGAAAAACTGGCGAAACCTTTGGCATCTACAGTTGAGTTGAAGATGACACTTCCTTCTGTAGTCAGAGTTCCTTGTGTCGTCACATTTCCATTTGTAATCAAGTCACCCTGAGTAGTCAGTGTTCCAAGGATTTCCACGTCATTCGAAAAACTGGCGAAACCTTTGGCATCTACAGTTGAGTTGAAGATTACGTCACCTTCTGTAGTTAAACTTCCTTGGGTCGTCACATTTCCATTAGTGATTAAGTCTCCTTGTGTCGTCAAAGTTCCAAGGATTTCGACGTCATTGGAAAAGCTGGAGAAGCCCTTGGCATCGAAAGTCGAATTAAAGATGACACTTCCTTCAGTGGTTAAACTCCCTTGCGTGGTGACATTTCCATTAGTGATCAAGTCTCCTTGTGTCGTCAAAGTTCCAAGGATTTCAACGTCATTGGAGAAGCTGGCAAATCCTTTTGCGTCCAGTGTCGAATTGAAAACGACATTTCCCTCAGTTGTCAGAGTGCCTTGCGTGGTGACATTTCCGTTAGTGATCAAGTCTCCTTGAGTAGTCAGTTTCCCAAGTATCTCCACGTCATTCGAGAAGCTGGCATAACCTTTGGCATCGAGAGTAGAGTTGAAGACGACATTTCCTTCGGTAATTAAACTCCCTTGGGTGGTTACGTTGCCATTGGTAATCAGATCACCTTGAGTGGTTAAAGTGCCGAGGATTTCGACGTCATTTGAGAAACTGGCATAACCTTTCGCATCAAGAGTAGAATTAAAGACGACATTTCCTTCGGTGGTTAGAGTGCCTTGGGTTGTCACATTCCCATTCGTGATTAGGTCTCCTTGTGTCGTCAGTGTTCCAAGTATCTCAACGTCATTGGAGAAGCTGGCAAAACCTTTGGCATCAAGAGTTGAGTTAAAGATAACACTGCCTTCGGTGGTAAGAACTCCTTGAGTGGTCACGTTCCCGTTGGTGATGAGGTCGCCTTGGGTGATTAATGTGCCAAGAATATCCACATTGTTCGAAAAGTTTGCAAATCCTTTTGCGTCAAGTGTTGAATTGAAAATGACACTTCCTTCTGTGACTAAACTTCCTTGAGTAGTCACATTTCCATTAGTAATCAAGTCTCCTTGGGTCGTCAGTGTTCCAAGTATCTCTACGTCATTCGAGAAACTGGCAAAACCTTTGGCATCCAAAGACGAGTTGAAGATGACACTGCCTTCTGTCGTGAGAGCTCCCTGTGTCGTGACATTACCATTGGTAATCAAGTCTCCTTGGGTAGTCAGTGTTCCAAGTATCTCAACGTCATTGGAGAAGCTGGCGAAACCTTTAGCATCTACAGTAGAGTTGAAGATGACCTCACCTTGAGTGGTTAGAGTTCCTTGAGTTGTGACATTTCCATTAGTAATCAAGTCTCCTTGGGTAGTGAGTGTTCCAAGTATCTCAACGTCATTCGAAAAGCTGGCAAAACCTTTGGCATCCAAAGACGAGTTGAAGATGACACTGCCTTCTGTTGTCAAAGTCCCTTGAGTTGTAACATTTCCGGTTGTAATCACATCCCCATGAGTAGTCAAAGTTCCAAGTATCTCTACGTCATTAGAAAAGCTGGCGAAGCCTTTGGCATCAAGGGAAGAATTGAAGATGACACTGCCTTCTGTTGTCAAAGTCCCTTGGGTCGTCACATCTCCATTGGTAATCACGTCACCCTGTGTGGTCAGTGTTCCAAGTATTTCCACGTCATTGGAGAAGCTGGCGAAACCTTTAGCATCTAATGTAGAGTTGAAAATAACACTTCCCTCGGTGATTAAACTGCCTTGAGTGGTCACATTCCCATTAGTAATCACGTCACCCTGTGTCGTCAGTGTTCCAAGGATTTCGACGTCATTCGAAAAGCTGGCAAAACCTTTAGTGTCGAGAGTAGAATTGAATGTCGCATTTCCTTGGGTCGTCTGATTACCCTGGATAAATGAACTTCCTTGAGTGAAATTGTTCCCATTCGTAATCGTGTCACTTTGTATCGTCAAGGAACCAACTATCTGAGCATCACTATAGAAGAGAGCGAAACCTTTGACATCTAATGTGAAGTTGAGGAGAGTGCCTCCGACTGTGACTAAACTCCCTTGGATAAAATTATTCCCAACGATACTTATACTGCCTTGTGTATTCAAATCACCACTCACTCCAACATTATTATAAAAGTTGGCTTGTCCATTGACATCAAGGGTTGAATTAAAAGTCGCAGTTCCATTCGTAATTAAATTACCTTGAGTGGTCGCATTCCCATTCGTAATCAAGTCGCCTTCGTTAATGAATGTCCCCAGAACTTTCACGTCATTGGAAAAGCTGGCAAAGCCCTCGGTGTCCAGCGTGGATTTAAATATGGCATTTCCTTCTGTTGTCAAACTTCCTTGTGTAATCACATTCCCGTTTGCAATTATATCACCTTGAGTAGTCAGTTTCCCAAGTATCTCCACGTCATTCGAGAAGCTGGCAAAGCCTTTCATGTCAATTGTTGAGTTGAAAGTCGTGGTTCCATCGACGATTAAACTTCCTTCGGCAGTCACAGTTCCCTTGTTAATCAATTCTCCTTGATTAGTCAAGGTTCCAAGTATCTCCACGTCATTTGAAAAACCAGCAAAGCCTTTTGCATCCAAACTCGAATTAAAAACGACTTCCCCTTCGGTAATTAAACTTCCCTGGGTCGTCACACTTCCATTGGTAATCAAGTCACCTTGGGTCGTCAGTGTCCCCAGGATTTCCATGTCATTGGAGAAACTGGCAAAACCTTTGGCATCCAAAGATGAATTGAAGATAACCTCACCTTCGGTCGTTAAACTACCCTGTGTTGTCACATTTCCATTGGTAATCACGTCTCCCTGGGTCGTCAAAGTTCCAAGTATCTCAACGTCATTAGAAAAGCTGGCGAAACCTTTGGCGTCCAAGGTTGAATTAAAGATGACACTTCCTTCAGTGGTCAATGTTCCTTGAGTGGTGACATTACCGTTGGTAATCACGTCTCCCTGTGCGGTTAGTGTTCCAAGAATTTCAACGTCATTGGAGAAACTGGAGAAGCCCTTGGCATCCAAAGTCGAGTTGAAGATAACATTCCCTTCAGTAGTCAAAGTGCCTTCTGTTGTCACATTTCCATTGGTGATGACATCCCCTTGAGTGATCAAAGTTCCAAGGATTTCCATGTCATTGGAGAAACTGGCAAAACCCTTCGCATCTAAGGTCGAGTTAAAGATAACACTCCCTTCGGTGGTCAAAGTGCCTTGCGTAGTCACATTTCCATTGGTAATCACGTCTCCCTGAGTGGTTAGTGTTCCGAGGATCTCAACGTCATTTGAGAAACTCACAAATCCTTTTGCATCAAGTGTCGAATTGAAAATAACACTTCCCTCTGTGACCAAACTGCCTTCTGTCGTCAAACTCCCTTGAGTGGTCACATTCCCGTTGGTAATCACGTCACCCTGTGTGGTCAGTGTTCCAAGGATTTCGATGTCATTGGAGAAACTAACAAAGCCCTTGGCGTCAAGTGTCGAATTGAAGATGACACTTCCTTCGGTGGTCAGAGTTCCTTGGGTCGTCACATTCCCATTGGTAATCACGTCTCCCTGGGTGGTCAAGGTTCCGAGTATTTCTACGTCATTAGAAAAGCTGACAAATCCCTTGGCATCTAAAGTCGAGTTAAAGATGACTTGACCTTCTGTCGTCAGTGTCCCTTGGGTGGTCACATTCCCATTGGTAATTAGGTCGCCTTGAGTAGTTAAAGTTCCAAGTATCTCTACGTCATTCGAGAAGCCAGCAAAACCTTTGATGTCCAGAGTGGAGTTGATGATGACTTCACCTTCCGTGGTAAGAGTTCCTTGCGTGATCACATTCCCGTTTGCAATCACGTCACCCTGGGTGGTCAGAGTCCCGAGGATTTCCACGTCATTGGAAAAACTGGCGAAACCTTTCGTGTCAATTGTGGAGTTAATGATGACTTCATTTTCAGTGGTGAGAGTTCCATGAGTAATGACATTTCCATTCGCAATCACGTCTCCCTGGGTGGTCAAGGTTCCGAGGATTTCGACGTCATTGGAGAAGCTGGCAAAGCCTTTGGTGTCAATTGTTGAGTTGATAATGACTTCACCTTCGGTGGTTAAACTCCCGTGAGTAATCACATTTCCGTTGGCAATCACGTCGCCTTGGGTAGTCAAGGTTCCGAGGATTTCTACGTCATTGGAGAAGCTGGCGTAGCCTTTAACGTCAATTGTTGAACTGAATGTAACACTTCCTTCATTGACGATACTTCCTTGAGTGACAAAAGCACCTTTGGTAATAATATCGCCATAAGTAGTCAATGTCCCAAGTATATCGACGTCATTCGAGAAACTGGTGTAGCCTTTGACATCCAGAGTGGTGTTGATGATAACTTCTCCTTCGGTGATTAAACTGCCTTGTGTGGTCAAAGTTCCATTAGTAATCACGTCTTCAGTAGTTAAAGTTCCGAGTATATCCACATTATTCGAAAGACTGACAAAACCTTTCGCGTCCAGGGTCGAGTTGAAAGTTGCATGGCCTTCGGTGATTAAATCTCCTTGAGTAGTCAAATTGCCATTAGTCAATAAGTCTCCCTGAGTGGTCAAGGTTCCAAGTATCTCCACGTCATTGGAGAAACTGGCGTAGCCTTTAGTGTCGAGGGTTGAATTAAAGATGGCTTCACCGTCGGTGGTAAAATTACCTTGCGTAGTCAAGTTTCCGTTATTAATGATATCACTTTGTGTTGTCAGAATGCCAAGGATTTCGAGGTCATTTGAGAGACTAAAAAAACCTTTGATATCGAGATTAGAATTAAAGACGACTTCTCCACCGACAGTGAGTGTTCCTTGTGCAACAACATTTCCATCAGTTAGAATATCTGAGTGAGTTTTGAGATTACCGAGGATTTCGAGGTCATTGGAGAGACTAACGAAGCCTTTGATATCGAGATTAGAATTAAAGACGACTTCTCCATCGACGATGAGTGTGCCTTGAGTTTTCAGATTACCCAGTAATTCAAGGTCGTTGGAGAAACTGGCAAAGCCTTTGATGTCGAGGGTCGAGTTAAAAGTGGCATTTCCTTCGGTTGTTAAATCACCTTGCGTTGTCAGATTGCCATTGGCAAGAATATCACCTTGATTGGTTAAAACCCCAACGATTTCAAGGTCATTGGAGAAGCTGGCGAAGCCTTTAATGTCAAGGGTCGAATTGAAGGTAGTCTCGCCATCGACGGTTAAATTACCTTGATTGAGAATGTCTCCTTGGGTGGTCAGAGTGCCGAGGACTTCCAGGTCATTGGAGAAACTGGCGAACCCTTTGGTGTCGAGAGTCGAGTTAAAAGTGACAGTTCCGTCAGTGGTTAAGTTGCCTTGGGTAGTCAGATTTCCATTGGTCAAAATATCACCTTGATTTGTCAAATCACCGAGAATTTCAAAGTCATTCGAGAAACTGGCAAACCCTTTGACATCCAGGGTCGAACCAAAGAGGACGGCATCTTCATTTTGTAGAGTTCCTTGATTAAAAAGGTTGCCATTGTTAGAAATGTCTCCTTGATTAAGAAAACTACCATTGTTGGAAATGTCTCCTTGATTTAAAAAATTTCCATTATTCGAGATGTCTCCTTGGGTCGTTAATGTTCCCAGGATTTCCAGGTCATTGGAAAAGCTGGCGAAACCTTTGATGTCAAGGGTCGAGTTGAAAGTGACAGTTCCGTCAGTGATTAAATTACCTTCTGTCGTCAGGTTTCCATTAGTCAAAATGTCTTGGATCGTCAAAGTGCCAAGGACTTTCAAGTCATTCGAGAAACTGACTAAACCTTTGGTATCGAGAGTTGAACCGAAAGTCACTGCTCCTTCGTTGGACAAAGTGCCTTGATTAAAGACATTTCCATTGTTTGAAATGTCTTGGGTCATCAAAGTGCCAAGGACTTTCAGGTCATTGGAGAAACTGGCAAAACTTTTGGTGTCGAGAGAATTCAAAGTAGTAGTTCCTTCTACAGTTAAATTGGATTGAGTAGTAATGTGTCCGTCGGCCAGAATATCACCATGAATTTTGAGATTACCGAGAAGTTCGAGGTCATTGGAGAAGCTGACGAAGCCTTTGGTGTCGAGAGAATTCAAAGTAGTAGTTCCTTCTACAGTTAAATTGGATTGAGTAGTAATGTGTCCGTCGGTTACGATATCTGAGTGAGTTTTGAGATTACCAAGGAGTTCAAGGTCATTGGAGAAACTGGCAAAGCCTTTGATGTCCAAAGTCGAACTGAAAATCACTGCCCCTTCATTTGACAAAGTGCCTTGATTAAAGAGGTTTCCTGTATTCGAGAAGTCTCCTTGGTTGATTAATGTTCCAAGTATCTTGACGCCATTGGAGAAACTGGCGAATTCTTTGGTGTCCAGTGTCGAACCGAACGTGACTGCCCCTTCGTTGGACAAAGTTCCTTGAATAAAGACATTTCCATTATTCGAAATGTCTTGAGTAGTTAGATTACCAAGAATCTGAACGTCATTGGAGAAACTGGCAAAGCCTTTGGTGTCGAAAGTCGAGTTGAAAGTTGCACCACCAATGTTTGACAAAGTTCCTTGATTAAAGATATCTCCATTGTTTGAAATGTCTTGGGTAGTCAGATTACCGAGGATCTGAAGGTCATTCGAGAAGCTGGCGAACCCTTTGGTGTCCAGAGTTGAATGAACAATCACTTCTTTTTGGATCGTTAATGAACCATCGAAGTTCGCATTTGATGCAAGATACAGATTGGATGACAAGACTGTATCTCCTTTTGTATTCAAATTACCGAGTATTTGAAGGTCATTGGAGAGTATCGTTTTTTCGAGGACAGTTAAATTGCTGGTAATCAGTTCTTTGGAACGAATTGTTCCATCAACCAGAAGGTCTCCTTTGATATGAGCATTGCTATTGACAGTTAATTCAGCCAGAGTGACATTACTGAGTGAAGTATTCCCGAGGACAGTTAAATCACCAAGTGCAGTAATATTTTGTTTGACGAATAAACTACCGTCCATATTCAAATCAAAAACCGAGGTCAAAGCCGGTTGCTGAAAGAAATCACCACGAACGGTAAAATTACCCAGAACGACCAAGTTTGAACTAATGACTTCTCCTTCAAACGATGCATTACTACCAATCAGCTCTTTTGAAACGTTGATTTGGGAAGTAATCGAATTCAAGGCGGTTAAATTGGAAGTAGTGATATTCGAAGCTACATTGAGTTCTAAGGCGGAGACATTACTCTGAAAGACGACTACGGTTTCAAATAGAGCATTGGAATGAAAGACCGATGCACTACTGACTTCGAGATTGCTGGTGATCAGATTGGAAGAGAACAGATTTTGATTAAAAGTCGAGTTGGAAGAGACAGTTAAATTACCCAACAAATCGATATTCGAAGTTGTCATCGGCATCAAAAAGTTGGCATTGGAGAAGACATTCAAAACTCCTTGGACTGAGACATTCGAAGTCGTGACTTGTTGATTGAAATTGACATTCGACAAGAAATCAGAGACCCCTTTGAAAATAGAATTCGAATCAACAATTACATTTTTCAAATATGCAGTTCCATCAACAGTCAGATCACCTTTGACAACCGCATTGGAAGAGACTTCGATATTTGATTTGAAGAACGTTGTTTCGGTAAAATAGGAATTACTATAAAAGTTAGCCAGACCATAGATATCTGTATTCGAAGCAGATAATTGATTGGTGATACTCGTATTTGTAAATTGACCATTTGTAATCTCGGCAAAGTTCGAAACATACAGATTACTCAAATATGTATTCGAGGTGGCTCTCAACTCGCCATCAATAACGACATTTGAGTTGGCAATCAGATTACTCGAAAAAGTGACTGTGTCCAAAAACTGAACCGGAGAATTAAAATACGCGTTCGAATACGTATTTAGCACTCCCCGGATGTTCGTGTTGGAGGCTTCTAAAATCTTAGTGATATAAGCAGACTGGATACTGGCATTACTGATATTCGCCCAATTTGAAACATACAGATTACTCAAATAAGTATTTTGATTAACTTTCAGATCCCCACCGATTTCGACATTACAACCAATGAAGAGATTACTCTGCATCAAAACCTCGTCAGTAAAATCGACTTTTCCTTTGAAATCCGCATTGGAATATGCAGTTAAAGGGTCATGAACATTCAGATTGGATACGTCCAAAGTGCTATGAATAATTACGTCTTGAGTTTCGAGCTTTGAAATAGTAGCGGTATCCAAAACAGACAATCGGTTTAAAATAGTCTCTCCATTTCCAATAATGGTTCCATCAACTTGAAGATTGGAGGAGACCAAGAGATTACTTTGGATATGAACGTCTTTTTGAAAATCAGCATTCGAGAGAGCAATCAAACTCCCATCGATGGTCGTGTCATTTTTAACTTCAAGATTACCATAGACAGTAATCTTTTCATTTGAACCCTGAATGAGAGTTCCACCTAAGAAGAGGTTCTCTTTAATTGAAACATTGCTGTTAAAGTTTGCCACATTTCCGAAAGTCGCTTCACCCGCGTCTCCAATATTTAAACCATCTCCACTCCCGATTGTGATTTTATTAAACTGAACGTCTTTCAAGAACCTTAATTTGGTATTGAAAAATAGAACGTCGGTCTTATTACCATAAAGCACGTTGTCGAGATTGAAGAAATAGTCCTCGGTGTTGGTAAAACCTTGACCACGAGACATCAGAATGAAAGAGTCGTCCCCCGAATTAGCAACATTGTCAGCGATGATCAAACTGTGATTGCCACTATTAATCGAACTATAACCAATTGTTTTGGCATAATTGGCGGTGGAACTGGCTTCGGTTCCGATCGAGAGCGAATTACCACCTTCGGCTTTGGCTAAATGACCGAGTGAAGTGTTAAAGTTGGTGCTGACGTTATCTTCGGAGTTATTGGTTCCGATAAAGACGTTTCCTTGACCGATGGTATTTCGAAAACCGGCATGATAACCGATAAAGACGTTTCCATACCCAAAATTGACAGCACCAGCTTCATAACCATAAACTGCAATCGCTGAGCCCATTCGAGGTCCCGCTGTGATATTACCGGCTCCCAGACCAACGATTGTCGATTGATTGGTATCAACGGACAAATACGTATTTGTTTCGAGGTCAATGACCGGACGACCTGTTGTAAAGTTGATGCTTAAATTACGAAGACCTTGTGTTGTTGTCATAAGCGTGTAAGGGTATTAAAACCCGTATCTACTATTTCTGAAGAAATTAGAAAAAAGAAATCATACCACGGCACTTAAATGTTCAAAGTCCTTCTATTCCCACCCCGACCACGTCCGGCTCTGCCTCCTCTGGGAAGAATACCACTGACACTCGCATCATCCGGAATTTCTGAAATGTCCGACTCCGACATCGTGCTCATCGTCTCTAACCGATCATTCCCAATCGAATTGTCAATCGACTTGAGAATGTCATCAATGTTAGAGGGTCCCTTCATCTGAGGGCGTGCTTGTTGTTGTGGAGGAGCCCGTTGTTGAGGTTGTTGTCCCATCGGAGATGCATTGGAGGGCTTCGGCGCACTAAACATATTGGCAAACATACCCGACATACCCGTCGGGTCATTACCACTGCTGGCCATCGTGTTGGCCGTCGCGGAGGCGAACTGACGCATCAGATCCGGGTTCTGTTTGAAGACCTGATCCACACCCGGAAGGGAAGACTTGAACATCGTATTAGTCAGATGGAACATAAAAGCACTTCCACCCACCATCATCAACAGTTTAACCTCTGGAGGCATCTTCGCCTTCCCCTTGTATTTGTCATGCAGCTCCTCAAAGACTTCATCGTAGTCGGTGATGCTCTCATGCATGTTCTCCGACCAACCATCAAGCTGAATGTCCAGAGGGTTGAACTTGTTATTCATAAACTCGAGACCGGTGACCGCCGCCATCAGCATCTTCCGTTGAAACTTGATACTAATGTCAGCTTGACGCTCCCGAACGACACGGTCGTATTCGGCACGCATCTCTTCCAAACTGGAACCCATGGTAAATTTACGAGGGACACGAATACCCTTCTTTTCTAAACGATCGAATTGATACAAGAGCTCCTTCTTTTGATTTTCGATCTCTTCTTCACTCACGTATCTCTGTTGTTGCATCTGTTGCTGTTGCATAAAACCACCGGCTGAAGAACGTTCGTCTCCGCTTTCGTAGTCGTCACTGCCACTGCTACTGGCGGCCGAAGAAGTATCACTTCCGGAAGCCGAACCAGACCCAGAACCAGAGTTGTATTCACTACCACTGGAGACTGAGAGCGCATCTTTCTTTTTCGGGTTAATGAGTAGATCTAAACCCAGTTGAGACGGATCGTTGATGACATTAAGTTGGGGAGTGTTGTAATTTGATGGCGGAGTGTAGGACGGAGAACCACCATTCGTGATATCAATTTCACGACGTTGAGAGCTCGGATTGCCTACATATAACATTTGTCTTCCATTATCAGAAGAGACATGAAAGTCAGTTCCACTTTGCATAATGAAGCACTGTTGATTAATCTGATACAAAGAAACTTTAAGTCAATTAAAAAACGCATAAGAAGACTAAATCCAGCTTAAAGGTATTTGTCTGACAAATACAAAATGATACTCAGTATCGATGTCGGTCTCAAAAATCTCGCTCTGTGTTGCATGAATACCGAGAACAAAAATGACTTTACTCAATACACTGTCGCGTATTGGGACGTCATCAATACTTTGGACGAGGAGAAAAAGACGTGTCAAAGTCTCTTAAAAAATGGAAAGGTCTGTGGTAAAGCGTGTTCGATTCAACACAACGACAACTTTACTTGCAAGACCCATGCTCCGAAAGACGTGAAATTGACCAAAAAGAATGAAATCAAATGCAAGAAAGTTAAAGACTTCTTACTCCAAGACATCGCTCTCCGAGTTATTTCAACGGTCGAAGAAATCTGGAATCAACGTTTAGGGATGGACATGTGTTCGAAATTAACCCGGGTCTCGATTGAGCTTCAACCCAAAGTCAATAATAAGATGAAATTTACCAGTCACATTATCTATGCCAAGCTTGTCGAATTGGTCTCTAAAAGTGGTTTCGAGATACCCGTCCGCTTTATCCGGGCAGTTAAGAAAATGAAAGTCTATAAGGGTCCCGAGATTGAATGTAAGTTAAAGGGAGACTACGCCAAAAGGAAGTTTCTTGCCGTTCGACACGTCCAGTGGTTTCTGGGAACACAATTCAATGAAGAACAAAAGGAGAAATGGAATGATTTTTACAATCACCACACCAAAAAAGACGATTTAGCCGATACCTTTCTCATGTGTATCTCTGAATTACAAAATGGGAATGTCGTCGCTAAAGGTGCTTAGAAATGTAACCAACCAACTGACGACTATTCATCTCCGAGATATTTCGTTTGGTCATCCGTTTAAGCATATACTTCCAAAAGCGGTCTTGCTTCTCTTTATTATTAACTATCGATGCATTCATATACGCTAACGACAAGTAAGCGTAATAAGCATGGAAAAAGGCATCGCCACTAGTATTTGGAAATGAGGTTTTGGGTGACAGAATTTTATTTAAAGTTGCCGCCATGACGGGTATATTGGGACGATTAAAGTGACGCAGAACGTTAATCGGTTGATTGTAATTGTAATTCGGACAAGTGATCTGGAAGTCTCTTTCAATCAAACTCCGTGGATTGTTGTCAATCAAAACGATACTCTGGAACTCTTTATACGAAGTCAGAAGGCCATACTTGGGTTTGAGTGCCGAACAGAGATGCTTTTGTATTTTTTCAATCGATTTATAATACGAGTTATTAATCGTGATACAGCTGTCCCGAGCAAAGATCGGACGATGAAAGCGAAGATTTAAGACTTTTTCAATCTTGGAGATAATAAACTCCGCCCAACGTTTATCACTGGCCGTATAAACAAAAAATTCAACATTATGATATCTTGATTTCATAAGTTTAATAAAATCGGCAAAATAGGGACGGATCAGTCCGTGGTTGAGGTCGTCTTCAATCAGTTTATGCTGATACCGTATTCTTCGATGATTAGCTCGAACGAGAGAGTATTCCCAAGACAACCAAGCCACGTCTCCGACGATTGTGTTGTCAAAGTCAAGAAGGACGACAATAGGCTTTAAAGTAGTTAATGACATTACTTTATCTTAGATTTGTTTAATTTGTCCAGACGGTGATGTAATTCTTTCATCAACGACAAGAGTTCATTCGGAGACACCTTTTTCGCCGCATACTGGTCATCTTCTTCCACCACGGGGTCATATTTCTTCACGTCTCCTTGAGCGATATCGACTTCCAACTCCGAGATAAAACGTTGAACGATTGAGACAATGTTTTGGTAGGCACTCGGAACTGTGAATTTAATGTAGCAGGGATACAAGTTGGAAGTATTACATCCTTTGAGTTTGGTCTCAACAAAAGTCAAAGATTTCCAATAATCTTCAACGTGGTCGTCCCAGACATTATGTTTCATCATATACTCAAAATCATCCAAATGTTTTTTCAACCGAGTATGTGAAATATCAAAAGTATCATTATTCAGAATACGATGGTCAAGGAGAGTATATTTATTGATATAAGATTGATAGAAACGATACTTGGTCGTTTTCTTTTTGGGAGAACAAGGTGGTATTTTCTCAATTAAATAGACGTGCCCTGGGAAGAACTTTTCAAGACCATCTCCACAGGGAAAGTCTTCGTAGGTCAAAAGAACATAGTAGAGTGAAGGGACAGTCTCATCTTTTTGAAGGAGGTCTTTCTTTAACATTTCGGAAATCTGTGTTTTCTTGTCGATTTTGGTTTCGTGTCGTTCCCGAACCGTTCCAACATCACAGTAAAAAATCTTTTCAAACTCCTTTTCACCGGTTAGAAGATAGACCAACATGGCTCCAGTATTTCCACATTTAGTGTATTTCATTTTGAAAGAGTAATGGTCAATTTTGTGGGCTAAAATCTGTAATAAAGCACCTAAGTAATCTGAAAGAACATTAACGATATCGTTATAAGCAACTGTGCAGTCGCTCATTTGATAAAGTAAAATATTTTCAAATTAGCTACTGAAAAATAGCTTGCGTTGTTATGAATGAAACGAGTTTATTTTTCTCCTTGTATCTAAAATGTATCGGAAGATCCTTTGGTATCTCGCGATTGCGTTGGCCATTTACACGGTTGTCGTTTTTGTCACTTCGACCCTTAAACAACAACCGAAGAAGTCTTTGCGCGAGAAGTTCCAAGAAGACGAAATGGCGGCTCTGGCGGATGAACTCCATGAGCTCTCGAACAAGCTGGTGACTATCTCTGGTAAAATGAAGGAAAAGTATCGCAAGGATACTTTTACTGAAACTGATGTCATCGGAGAAGACGAAGAAGAAGAAGTTGCTCCTCCGGCTCCTCCCGCGAAAGCACCGACTTTGATTCCGGAGGTCAAAGAAGATAAGAAAAAAGAACCGACCAAACCCGCTGTCGCCGAGACTTATGATGACGAAGAAGAAAGCGACGATGAAGAAGAAGTCCCTCCACCCAAAGAAAAGAAGGCACCCAAGGTCGAGAAATTTACCAATTACAACCGCAGACAACGTAAGACTTTTAAGCAAAACGACTGGTCAAATGTCGATGGTGTCAGCTCCGCTTTAGTCAATAATTACATGCTTCTCTAAGACACCCGCTTTTCTTTCATTCGGGGGAATGTATTGTATTCCAAGAAACCGGAAGATGTCTTCTTCCTTTCGAAACTCTGCCTCGACAAAACGCTTCGTCGTCATTGATTTTAATCCGTATTCACTCAAAGAATACCCTTTCGATAAAGCATAATTCCTCATTTCAACATTAAAATCTCCAGACCCGGTGAAATACAAGACAGCAAATGGATATTGATCTGGTGTGCAATACATAATATCAATCCGCCGATACCGTTTAAAACGCTTCAATCGACAGAGACCCATATACTTTTTATCCCCCTTGGCTAATGTTTCATACAGATAGCCATCTTGGGTCAATGCATCGACAATTTGATTTAAAATCACTTTTCCATCGACTTCGTTTGAAGCCGACAAACAACCATCTGAAGAGGTGAGTAAGATATCGATGTCTCCGCTGTCCTTCGCTCCACGTCGATAACTCCCTGCAATTTCAAACTCGACACCACATTTGTCCATAAATGGAGTGATATAATTCCGATGTTTATCAATCTCATTTCGAGGAATACGTTCCGCGATGTCATCGTAATACTTCAAACCAATGGCTTGTTTGTCATTCAACAGTTCCGGACGCTCTCGAAGCTGGTCAATCGTTCGGATGCCGTGTTCTTCAACCAGCTCTTTGGCTTTGACGGGACCGATTCCACTGACGGTCGTCAAAAGGTCAATGGCATCAATGACATTGGTGTGCTTTTTTGCTTCGACGACGGCTTGCATTGCACCTGTTTGCATTAACTCGACAATCTTGCCATGAATACTTTTTCCCAGTCCTTGAATATCTTTCAAGTCAGCTTCATTCGTAATTGGTTTCTGATGTTCTTGAAGACTTTTGATTGCAGTTGTATAAGCTTTGACTTTCCAGATGTCTTTTTCGGCTTGACGTTGTTTCCGTAAAAGGATCAGGTTTTCAAGAATTGCAGGTTTGTAATCCATCTTCTTTGACAATAATTTTATTGTATATACAACATATCAATTTTTCTTATATTCTTTGGAAGATGGAAACCCATGGACTAAGAGGTCTTGCGCTTTAAAGACAATTCTCATTCCTCCATCATCACGGAACTCTTGTTCCCATTTTTCTAAAGAAGGACGGAGTTGGTCAATGATTTTCGTCGAAGCGACAGATTTACTTTGAACTAACAAGATAACAGCGTCAATGAAAATCTCGACATCATGTAAATTGGATGAAGGAATACTCTGTAAAAGTAAGTCTGTATCGATGGTAATTAATGACATCTCAGCCAAAGCGAGAATGGTTTTGACCGTGCCTAAGATATTCGACTTCATTTTCAGTCGATTACAAAACTCGTCGTAATTCTCCTTTTTCGCCGTCTCTGATATCAGATACCATTTTGAAGCACAGAAATCATGAACATACTGGTCAAGATACTCTCTGACTTCAGAGTAGTTATTGGAAAGAGACTTAATCGCCATGACAAAGACATTCGAAAATGTGCTCTGTTGTTTGGCACTCGTCTCCAACAGACATTTAATCACAAATACCACTTGAAGCACTGGAATACAATTGACAATTTTCGGATACACTCTCTCAAAGTTAGCAGTCGTTAATTTATTCAATAGACCTTTCAGGGTCTTCTCGGGTGTCGTTGAATGTTGGGGAGGTTCTTTGGGTGAAGTGAAACTCCCACGAAAAGTCTTATGAATACTGGAAGACAATCCGCCACGAGACATCCGCTTATTATTTTGCGTCGGATAGCTGTGTTGTTTTGGGGTCAGATGATGACGATTGGAAGAAGCAATTAAGGCCGGATCCGGACAATAAATTGCTTGAAAGCCACCTGCATCACGAATGGCCGTAATTTTGGCACGTAATCGTTCATCCGGGACAGCCAACGGATGGTCTTTGAAAGAAAAGAAAACAGTTGGAAGATGGCGAATAATATCACCACAGTCTCCCATGTTATCTTTTTAACCTACTTAGAAAAGTATTTAAGTAGTTTTTGTAATTTATTTGTAAATGGCTATTCCAATACTAAACGCCATTGAAACTGTCTATGAAAACTGTTCCGTCTATCAATCTATTGTAATTGTAAAAACCGATGACGATGCACAAGAAGTATTATGTAGTCTTCTTCAAAATGATTATCCAGTCGTTCTACCCACCGAAGAAGGTATTCTACGAATGATGGGAATGCGTTCCAGAGTTTTAGTTGTTTGTATAGACAACCTTCTACAAGACCCAGAATTAATAGAAGACTTACGTCATTTAACTTGTGTCGATACGATTATTATTGATGATGAACCACCTTCTGTCGATTGTGTTCAAGAATTAGTTCGGTGTTTTCCTTCGGCACGAGAAATTTATGTTGAGGAACACTAAATCTTTTTGTCTTAAAGAATAAATAATGGCTCGTGGATTAATGCAAATGGTAATCTGGATTGTCCCAACTGTAGCCCTCCTTGCTCTGGCTCTCTGGTATTTGCGTCGGAAACCAAGTGTCGAGGGGATGCAAGACGGTAAGTCCCCTAAGCATCATGTCTATTATTTCTTCATGCCATCATGTGGATACTGCAACCAATTCAACCCCGAATGGGACATCTTTGTTCAGAAGATGAAGGGTGACTCCTCTGTCGCTCTGCACAAGATTGATATCAGCGACCCGTCTAACGCTGAACAGACCGATAAGTTCTCCGTTAGCGGTGTTCCGGATATCCGTTTGGTCTCTGAGAAGAAGGAACATAAATACGGTGGGGAACGGAAGGCGGATGCTTTGCTTGAAGCGGTTAAGTGTTTGAAGTCGTCGAACCCGGACTCTTGTATGTCTTAAATTATATTGATTGGTGTGTTTATTTTTTTAATTTCAAGATACTCTTTCATTCGATTGTATCCTGTCGTCTCTAAATCCGAAAGTGTTTCCAATGTAATCGATAGACTTAATAGATTACCCATTGAAAGTTCGACATTCTCTGTTGTCGGAATAAGACAGACATTCTCCGGATTGTATTTTTTCGTCGTCGATTGACTAATCAATAAACAATTGACGATACTATAAATATAACTCCAAATCGATGTAATCGGTTTAATTGGATGCTCAATCACCATCCCCAGTGTCGTTTTATCATGAGTTGGGTCATGTTCTGCTACGTAATCCATCGGAAAATTATTGTAAATACCTCCATCGACATACAGATTATCCTTGTAAGTTCTGGGTGTAAAGATAAGTGGGATAGAACAAGAGATACAGATGGCTTCGACGATTTCCATCTCTGGAGTATTATCGACACAGAAGTATTCGAGTTTATTCAAAGTTAAGTTCGAACCGGTAATGACCAAGTTTTTGCCGAAGGTCTTGGCTAAGTTTAGAAAAGTAAAATTTGTAGATACATTTTTTCTTTCCAGCATAATCCGTGCTATTTTCTGTATTTTTTCACCATTATCGATACCATATTCTTCATACAGATTGAATAAGACTTCGATATTCAAAGAGACATCTTCAGTTGAGACTAAGACTTCTTTAATCACTTGACTTAACTCTTGATGTGTGTATCCAATCGCTAATGCGGTGCATATCAGAGAACCGGCCGAGGTTCCGATAAAATTGGAAATGGATTTGATCTGATTATTTTCTTCCAGACATCGAAGACAACCTAAGAAACTGAGGGCATAGAGACCACCACCCGAGACAACTAAATTTTTATACATTTGAATACGTTTCCCTTACTACCCAAAATTTATCATTTAATCTTAAACACACGAATGAATAATGTAAATATCTACGACCTCTATCGTGGTATCCAAACTAAAAAACTCAAACGTTTGGAATGTTATGAAGTCGTCCTTGAGAAGTGTTGCACCAAAATCAAGTCCGCCGCCAACAATGAACAGTTTAAGATTATCTACGAAGTCCCAGAGATGGTCATCGGTCTCCCAGCTTATAAAATCGATTACTGTATTGCTTTTATCATTGCCAGACTTCGAAAAAACGGTTTTATCGTCGAGTATATCTATCCTCGAGCCTTGTATGTCTCTTGGGACTTGGTAGAATTAAAGAGGTATCGGCGGATGAAACAGGTGAAGGCGATTGAACGGATTACGGCGGAAGCGGACGACTTTGTTGATGGGGGTCATGATTTTGATGGAGCTTCTCCTCTTCAACCGACACCAACTTATGACAGTCCGGTTCCTCGAAATGGGAGAGACCGAGACCCGGGAGAGGGTGCGTTGGAGAGTTATAACGAACTTGACCAATTGATTATCAATCGAAATAACGTTCCGTCGTCAGGGAAGAAAGCACCCTTTCAGAATATCTCCAAATATAAACCTTCGGGGAAGGTTGTTTTGAATTTGACTTAAGAAGGGTGTGGTTTATTTTCCGGAGTATTTTCTGCCGATAAAATAAAAGGTATGACTGTTATTAACACCAATTACAGCACCTTGGATGAAGCATGGGGGAATGGGTCATTTGAACGTGCAATTACAAAAAAGAAGAAGAAGACAGTCGATCCGTTGTGTGAATTGTATAAGAAAAAGGCAGTCAAACCGAAGAAACCTTTTCAAGAAGCCGATATCGATCCTTACAGCTACAAAGGAGACCTATATGGTCCCCATAGCAAAGTCTCTTATTCTCGGACACTCAAGCCCCAAGACGAGCCGATTTGCAAACCTCGGAAGCAAGTCAAGCCGGTCGTCTCGATTGATGGCGGAACTATCTATGCGGGAACGGATGAGCCTTTGAATGAGGATGACGATGACCTGTATTTGGCCAATGCGTTAGAGGCGCGTTCGGCATCGAGTGAAGTGAGTGAAGACGACGAGCAACAGATGAAAGCTTCGAATATGGATCGTTACCTCAAGTCGCGTGGGAGCAATATGACGATTGAGACTGATTATAATACTCGGGACAAGTTCGTTGATTTTGGGTTGTATATTGCTTCGGGTGTCATGCTCATCTTTATGATGGAACAAGTCTTACAACTTGGAATGCGGATGAAGTAAAGTTGGGTCGGGAAACTCGAGCATACAACCCATAATCTCTTCAATGTTGGGTTGTTCATTTTGAGTTGTTGAATAAGAGTGGTCTTCATTGGCCAGGTCAATCTTTCGATCGACAACTGGTTGGTCATATACAAGTGCCCATCGACCCATCATCGGTCTGGAAATCTGAATGTATTTACGGATGAAAGAAAGCATTTACAGCTTGTATTTTGAATAGAAATCAAATTTTGTTTATATTCTTTTTATTGACCAAATCGAAGAAAAATATTTGAAAATTGTAAAGTGAAGGGGGATGGAAGGAGCCTCTGAATTATTAACTATTTTTAATCAAAATGCGTATTTAGCCGCTTTTAGTATCTTGATGATGAACTTGGGTTCAAGATACCTTCTTCTTGATATTACCAAGACGCAAGAGTATATGCTCAAATCAAAGATTATACGAAGGATAACGGTCTTTTGTATGTTTTATGTTGCGACGAGGGACATCATTATTTCATTGACTTTGACTTTGCTCTTTATAGTTTTCAATATGAGTTTTTTGCATGAGGAGAGTAAGTTTTGTGTGGTTCCGAAGAGTTTGAGGAGGACACAGATATCAAAAGACGAATACACACAAGCGAAGAAGGTGGTTGATTTATATGAAGAACAACTGAAAAAAGAAACAGATGGTAAAAATCAGTCAGTTTAAGACTTGACTAATTGATTGCAGTCTTCACCGATAAACAGACGTTCGACGGGCTTGAGTTGGTCGGGAAGGCGGTCGAACTCGACGGTGATGCTTTGAGACATAGACAAGCGAAAGACACCAGTTCGGGTGACGGTTCCAGTCATTTCATTCCAAGTGACACGGTCTCCAACAGCGAACATTATCGTGTGTTTTATAAACACAGGATATTAATTTTTCTTACCCTTGGTAATATTCATTACCTAAGTTGCATGTGTCCATTGAAATTGACGGTCTTTTATCGAAGTCATTGTATTCCAGAGAGTAATGTCTTCGGGTGGTTGGATCCTTGCCATACGTGAGATGAATTCATCATAGTCAAAATAAGCTTTCATCAAATTGCAGATGGAACAACAGGTAAAAGAATTCCCTGGGATATAGCCTTTAGAGTTATCTTTTCTGTCTATACCCATGTAATTCTCTTCAACTCCACAAAGATAGCATCTACCGCTCAATAAAGTATTGTATTCGTTTTCAGATAAACTAAACTCAATACCGCGCTTTTCACTCATATTCTTGTATTGTTGATATACAGCTGGACGAGTTTTCTTTTTATAATCTATCCATAACCGAGAAAGCTGGTCAATAAGTGAAAGGTTCCCATCTTGTTGATAGGCAGTGATTGCTTGTGCTTTTTCAATGTAATACTGAGGGTGCATTACATGTTTGCTTCGATTGCATTCAGTGCAACAAGGAACGGAGTTTTCCGGAGTATATCCTTCTTGATTATCCATGCGGTCGATGCCATTGTAACCAACTTGAGGCATAAATTCACAATATATGCAAGGTTTTATGGACAAATCCGCATGTTGTTCCTCAGATAATGTCAATGGTAATCCTTTTTCCTTGGCACGTTTTATCAGTTCTGAATAACGAAGACGAGCACGTCTCGATTCAACATCTTGTTGTTTTTGGTAACACTCTGGACACTTAGTGCTTGGAACTTTATGAGCCGTTTGAAAGATGATAAACTCTTTACCGCATCTGAGACATGAACTTTTATTTGGGTCTTGGGTAGAAGTTTCTTCTTGTTTTTGATGTAAAGCTTGTTTGCGTCGTTGTCTATATTCTTTCGCCAATTTTGCATTGTGTGCCAAATACTCTTCTTCGTTTTCAGCGCGCTTTTTATCCCTATACTTAATATAGTATTTATTCTCATTATCTCGGATACGTCTTTTTTCTTTGGAAGCATCGGTCATTTTCTTTTTATCATCATTATCACGACACTTTTGACAAGTCTTTACTGTTTTTCCAGATTTTCCGATAAATTCGGGAGGAGTTCTCCAACATTTACAATTTGTGCACTTAATTTTTCCATCGTCGCGAATGCTTGCATTGTTAATCTTTGCGTCAATTTGGTTGTCCATTTGAGAAGTATTAACAAGTGATTGGTGTTCTTTAAGTTGGAAATTTCCGGCTTAAATCTATTTTGAATGAAATAGGAAGAGAAAATAAACTTTCAAATTTTTGGTTTTTTCTAAAGACGTGTTTCTAAATGAAACATGTTTTAAGTATTTCAGTTTTCTTTTTGTCGCTGTCTCCATTCTCTCGCCAACTTTGCGTTGTGTGCTAAATACTCTTCTTCGTTTTCAGCACGCTTTTTCTCCCTACTCTTGATGTAGTATTTATTCTCATTATTTCGGGCGTATCTTTTTTCTTTGACAGCATCAGTCATTTTCTTTTTATCATCTTTGTCACGGCACTTTTGACAAGTCTTCACCGTTTTTCCAGATTTTCCGATGAATTCGGAAGGAGTTCTCCAACATTTACAATTGGAGCACTGTGTTTTTCCGTCATCACGAACATTTTCAGGGTTAATCTTCGTGTCAATTTGATTGTCCATTTTGAGAAATATGAACAAATGTCTGTTCTTTTAAGTTGAAAACTTCCGGCTTAAACCTATTTTGAATGAAATAGGATTACAAAATAAACTTTCAATTTTTTTATTTTTCTGATTTTTTCCAAAGACGATATGTCGTCTTCCTGCGGGTTTAAACACCCTAGTTGGAATATGCAAGTCCCCCCATCGAGGAATACCCCTTTAAGTTTCCCTAAAGGCTCGGACTGTATCTTAAGCCTGCTCAAGTTGCTTAAACTTTCTTCGCAGACCGATTTCCGTTCAGTCTCTGACGCCCGACCATAGGCTAGCATAGCGCCCTTAGGTCGTAGGCATGCGGGTTGCCCAATCCACAACATTATTACCATACCCAAGTTCATTACTCTTGGCCATGAGGATGTTTCCATACTCACTTGGTAGTTGTGGCTCTCAGGGGTTTCCCGAACAACAAGAAATCTCGCACAAGCTTTTTTACAGCTTGCACTAGCTACTGGCGAACAGCGAAACAGCTGTCTTGGGTGCCTAAATGGTTTACCCTTGTGTAATTCCCAAGATACACAAGGCATGTAGCTTTTCCCGGCATGGTGGTTTATAGAAGATGGCTGTCTTCTATGCGGTTTACCGGACATAATACGCAACACATTGTAGTTCACAGCATAGACACGCACCTTGGCGGCAGCGGAGGAAGACAGAGTCAGCTGCAGGGTAGCGGTGTCAATACGGGACATGTTGCAAGTGCCAGAAGGCTGGTGCTCCTCGGGCTTAAGGCCGAAGGAATACACGTTGATACCACGATACTCGGGCACGTTCTCGTGGTGTTGGTAGGGCTGAACCAGGTCAAAGTAAGAACCGGCACGCTCGGAGAAACGGTCGTGACCGTTGAGCTGGAGCTTAGCCAGGGTGACGGGGTTCTTACCAGTAGCGGGGGCAGCGTCGTCAGTGTAGTTGAACCAGTCCTTATCAGAGACATTAGAGTCCTTCTGGACAACCCACACGAGCTCCTTGACGGGGTGGTTGAAGTTCAGCTTGATCTTGTTGTTGGTGTTGGCAACAGACTCATCACCAGTGAACTGCAGCTGCTCGATCAGGTACTCGTGGGACTGTTGGGCGAACTTGCGACGCTCATCAGTGTCCAGGTAGATGTAATCGACGTAGAGGGAAGCAGCAGACAGAGCAGGGGAGCCATCAGCAGTGCCGACAATGAGTTCAGAACGCTCGCGGAACTCAAGGTTGACCTTAACCTCGTGGTATTGCAGAGCAATCAGAGGCAGAGCCAGACCAGGGTTGCGGCAGAACCAGAACTGGAGGGGGATATACAGCTTCTTAGCAGCGACGGATACGCCAGCAGTGGTAGCGGCACCGACCATCTCCTTGTAGCCATACTTGTGGCCGGCAGTCTGGGTCAGCTCGTTCCAGATGTGGAGCCAATCACCGTAGTGCTTGTCGATACGTTGACCACCGATCTCGAGCTCGACGTTCTTGATCAGGGCGTGACCAACCCAATCAACCCAACCAGCAGTCGCGGGAGAAGTAGCAGACAGGGCGGGGAGGTTAGCCTCCAGATACATGCGGTGGATCAGATCACCGTTGCGGGAGATGGTGCAAGTTACCTTGCGACCGAAATCGGCAGCACCGTTGAAGGTCTGCTCGATAGCCTCCATAGAGAAGTTAGTGTGACGACGGTAAACGCGTTTGTCGTCATCCCTTGGCTTTCACCAAAGGCCGGACTATATCTTAAGCCATCCCGGAGAGTTGCTAGCTCTCTCAAGCCCACCGACATTTAGTCTCTGAACAGCATCCATAGGTCTTGCATAACGACCCTTAGGACTTGGCTGCGAATTGTCCATTGTTGCATACGGGCGCTTGTTACCATACCGGAGTGCTTTACTCTCCGCCAGTTACACGTTTCCATGTAACCTTGATACGCCACGTCTTTAGGATGTTCTCGCAATTTGACGGTGTCGCAAATGTAAATACAAATTTACATCTACTAGCAGCTATGTTTAGTAGCTACTAAGGCCGTTTAATAGTTGACCTTGAAGACAAGAATACCTTAACCTTTCGGAAAAGGATTCGACTATATCTTAAGCAATGAAAGTATTATTTTCATCACCCACTACCATTTAGTCTGTGAACAGCACTCATATCGGTTTTCCGACTTAGAGCTTGGCTGCGGATTGCCCATTTTCAATTTCTACCCCGGCGTAAAATAGAAATCTCTATCTAACAAACTTATTACCATACCTTAGGTCTTTTCTCTAAGCCACTCCGTCCTTTCGAATGAAGCTTGGTATTTGTTAGCTTTAGGGTGTTCCCGCAATTTGGCAGTGTTGCAAACGTGGTTGCACCACGTTCACTAGCAGCTGTGGTGGCTGGTCAGGCCGATGAGAGACCACTAACGGGTTTTATGATGCGATTATCTCCATTTTCGCATCCCGACTGCTTTTCAACCCCCTTCTTTGAATGTTGCTTAAAGAGTCGAGGTAATCTGAGGGCTACCAGTCAGGTACAAGTCCTGGGCACCATAAGCGACGAGTTGCATAAGACCACCACCCATTTCAGCACGTTTGTTTTTTTATAATATAGAGTGAGAAAAAAATTTACAGACCCGTATTTTTCCGCAGTCAAATCAACCGCGTTTCATTTAAAGAGATTCGTATTAAAACCGTGAAAAAATTTAACTACTTAAAAATTCAATCAACTGAATCAAGTATTATTGTATATGTTTAAGAAACCTCCATCAACCTCGAAAAGAAGATGTAATTACGAAAAGAAACAAACCACTTTGGATGCATGCCATCAACAACACATTAACAGTTTCAATGAGAATTATCTCCGTAGTTCTTCTAACGCCCAAAGACTTGAAGAATTACATCAACGACGGAATCGAGAAACTGACCCGATCGCTGTTTTTAAACTGGATGAAGAAATAACCAGTCTCTCCACTGAACTGAGTAAATCAAATGAGGAAGAGATTGACTATTACTCCAATACGGCAGATATCTTGTATCATTACTACGACTCGATTGAAAAAGATGACACTTCGAAATCCTATAGTTCATCTCCTTCCATCGCTGAGACTTTATTAAAAACGAATAATGCAAATGGTGGCAAGAGTATCTTAGAGTTCTTTATTGATAAACACAAAAATGTCGCGACTCCGTCGTCTTCTTCTGAAGAGAATAATCAGACCCCTGTCGTAGTCAATAAACCAACTCAAACTAAACCAATGAACCGTGCTTATCTCTATGATAAGTTCTTAAATGAGACTGACCAAAATTATGTCAAGTGTATTGAAGACGATGACCCGAATATCTGTGAATACTGTAATTCAGATGAAATTGTAATTATGACCCAAGAAGGAATGATGTTCTGTAATATGTGTTCTTCTGTCAAATACATCATCGTCGATAATGACAAACCTTCTTATAAAGAACCTCAAAAAGAGATCAGTTATCTTAACTACAAAAGAAAGAACCACTTTAATGAGTGGCTAAATCAAATCCAGGGTAAAGAAACAACGGAGATACCGGAAGAGGTCTTTAATAGCATTTTGCTCGAGATCAAGAAATTGCGGATTACCAATATGGCGGAAGTGACACACTCTAAAATACGTGAAATCCTAAAGAGACTTCGGTATTCTAAGTTTTATGAACATACACCTTACATCTATTATCGAATTACGGGAATACCGAATCAGTATCTGTCATCGGAGTTGGAAGAAAAGTTACGGAACATGTTTGAGTTAATACAAGTCCCGTTCTTGAAGCACTCCCCTCGAAATCGCAAGAACTTCCTTTCGTATTCTTATTGCATCCATAAAATGCTTGAGCTACTGGGGGAAGACAAATATTTACCGTATTTTCCGCTTCTTCGGAACCGAGAGAAGCGTATGATGCAGGAACAAATCTGGAAAAAGATTTGTGAGGAACTCGGTTGGCAGTTTATTCCGAGTATGTAGAAGTTTATGTATATTCTACAAAAAGCGATTCAATTCTCCCACGTGGGTGAAAACCTTTTAATTTATAATTTAGACTCGAAATTTTGAAAGTGCTTTAAAGAGATTTTTTAATATAAAAATCTTTCTTTGAAATACAGAGACTTCTACCATGGAACTGATCGTTCTTATGCAACAGCGTGACAATATCATTTCTTTCGCAAAGGAAAGACTTTCCAATGCTCAACAGATGATTTTTATCGAACATTTCTTGATGTCAATCACGGATGCCGATGACCCTTTCCCGATATCGGGAGAAAAAACGATGGAGTGGTTAGGTTATACTATGAAGCATAAATTCAAGTCTTTTCTTGAAAAGAATTTAAAACTTAATCTTGACTACAAAATTTCATTCACGCGATCGAATGAAAAACCCATCAACGAAAGTGGAAAAGACCTTGGTGGTCGTGCTTTTGAAACTTTTCACTTGACTCTCGAAGCCTTTAAAACTCTGGAGATGCTTGCTCGGACGAAAAGAGGTGATGAGATCCGTTCTTACTATCCTCAATTGGAGAAGCTCATTTACGAATACGGTGCATATCAGCATCAAAAGGCAATGCAAGAGGCGGAAGAAAAAGCATTGGCTGCAGAGAAAAGAGCTCAAGCCGCGGAACAGATGACGAAGAACATTGAATACACTTTAGATGCCGAACGTGAGCATTTCGCCCGTCAATTACGCCGTCGAGTTGTTAAAAACAATCCGAAAGATGTGGTTTATATCTATCAAGAAAACCAAAACTGCCACAAAATTGGTGAAACACAGCGTAATATTTCTGCTCGTGAAGAAGAACATCGGTGCTCTTCGTCTCGGAGCTTTGTCATTTATACCAAGAAGTGTTGCAATTGTAATCTTTTGGAAAAAGTGACACATCACATCTTGGATCAATTTCGTTATAATCCTAAACGCGAATGGTTCGATATCGATTTCATTACGGCAAAAACTGCACTCGATACTGCACAACTCTTTTTGGATGGATTAGTGGATAATTGTCATCGCCTTGTTTCAACCGACTTCTATGGAAAACTAGAAGCACTCATTAATGAGTTACAAGAAACCGACAATATTCCACGACCTGAAGAAATAGAAGAAGACCTTGAAATGGAAGACGTTGTTCAGGAGCCAGAAACAGAGATTGGAACAAAAGTGTTTTTAAAAGATGTTCGGTCTCCACTTGACTTTGATAAGTTCATTGAAGACTGTTGTATCTTAGGGGACGATCTAACCGCTTTCTCAGCGGAGGTCTATGGCGCACATCGTCTTTGGGGTCGATGCTGTCAGAGAGCAACCAAGAATGCCTTGGTCAAGTATTTGAATGAGCGTTTTAAGCGTGCCAAGATATTAGAGAAAAGTGTAGGTGCCAGACTCGCATCCTTTATGGGGTTTTCTCTGAAGCCAATCGTGTTCCAACGAGACAATCCTCCCAGTGACATTGATGCATTCATTGATGACAAATGCAATATAAGCTATTCCGCTCGTATTTCAACAAAAAGCATGCAGTCAGCATTTGAAGAGTGGAAAAAGGAAACAACTGATCCCGATTATCAAATCAATGTTTTTGAAAAGAACCGTCTCGACAAAGCATTCTCTGATAAGTTTATCTGCTCAATGGTTTTTACAGGAAGACAAAGCGAATACGGTTATTTTGGGGTTGAACTGAAGAACAATACCTCCACGGCTGGATTGAAGTTAGCTCCAAAGTTGCAAAAGCCGGTGGTCAAGATTGATCTCCGAACCAACGAGATTGTAGCTACATACGAATCTCAGGTTGCCGCTGGAATTGCTAATAATATAACATCAAGCGGTATGCTAAGTCGAGACATCAAGTATAAAAGACCCCATGGACACTATATCTACCAGTTTGCGGAGCGTCCTGCCAAAACAAAGATTGAACATCAGAAAACCATTGAGCCTGTTGTTTTGAAAAAGAACAATCAGAAGAAGGTCGTGTATAAGATTGACCCGAAAACAAATACCATTTTAGCTGAATATACCAGTATAACTGATGCAGCAAGAGAAATCGGTCATTCAATGTCTTCGATGTGTTACTTCATTAAGCGTCAAACCTTATTAGATGATTGTTTCTATAGTTTGGAACCACCAAGTCAATAAATATATTATTTTTCAACCTTTGACATTTGTAATAATTGGTGTCCATCCCAACCACGGGACACGAACACCAAACCCACTGACCCGATACGTCTTCCCGATTTCTAATTTTGAAAAGAGCTCCATCGAAGTAAAATGTCCGAGTAAAGTTTCATTTTTTATCGCATAGACATTCGCGTCTGTGTCGGTGATAATATACCATTTACCGTATCTTCCATTAACTCCGTCTTTGGATTGAATAGTAATTGATTTCTCAAATCGAGACATCAATATATAGACGTATCTTAAGACAATATAAGCCACGATAAACAGAAGAACATGTTTTATCGCAGTTAGCATTTATAATCCTATTAGATTTAATTACTTTTCACGGAAAGACCCATACGCTTTGGTCTGAACTTAGAATAAACTTCTTCAGTTCCTCAGAACATCCAGTTTCAAGGTCATCATTCCCTTCGATATCAACGGCCATTAATTTTTTAGTCACTGGAAAATCCAGTTTCTGCAACCGGTTATTCGAGACAATCAACTTCGACAACTTTCTCGGTTCTCCTCCCCGGAAGACTAAGTCTTGAAGGATATTATTTTGGGCTTCAAGATCGACAATGGTCTGAGGAACTTCGAGAGACTTCAACTTATTATTATCGACGTAAAGAACTTCGATACTATCCGGAACATAGACTTTTTTCAAAGCCAGATTTTCAAGATTGGCTCTTTTGACACCTTCGGGGATACGAAACTCATCGAGGTAGTCTCCAACAATGGTGAGTATTTCTAAATCAGGTGGGTAAATGTAATTTCGCAAGACTTCCGGAGTGACATACCTTAAGATTAATTCGTTAATGGAAGGAAGGTATTCTTCTTCAAATTGATAAGTCTTCATTTTTATCTGTCATTCAACTTGACTTAAATACATTTAATCAACTAATAAATAATAATATGTTCAAGACTGAAACATTACTTCTAAAAATATTTCAACTGATTAACGAAGAATATCGAGCTTTTGCCGAGAAACAGAAAATCGGAAATGTAAATGTGCGAACAACTGCTTACCATGAACGTTTTGCAAAACTGGTTAATCAATTAAAGAATACCAAAGATAACATTGAAGTTCTTGTTGAAAAATACATGGGGGAATTGTATAAAATCCACGAAACAACGGTTGGTATTTTTGCAAAGACCTACGCAAAAAAAGATATTTCGGTCTGGCGTGGAAGTCATGACAGTCTCTTTGCTTTTTTGAATGTCAAACGACCGTCTTTATATTTTCTCAGATTGCCAACAAAACTCTATAACGAATTCTGTAAAGGTATCACTTATTTCAATGGAACAGAAGTGACTGAAGCACCTTATTATTATCGAGAGGATTCTTGTGGTTTAAAAATCCAGAATTATCTTGAGAAGTTTAAAATTACTGCTTCTGATAAAAAGAAAGCCTCGAAACTTAAGGCACTAAAAAAATGTTATATCGACCGTCTAATCTATGACGCAATATACAATCAAATTCTCCATATGCAAGACATACAACATCTATATGAATTACAGAATATTTCTCGATTGTTTCAAGACTATTTTAACGAAAGCATTAACGTAAAACTGAAGTATCGTAATATGATTTATCCTTATGAAGTCGAAATTATTAATACTAAAGCCGATGGAAGCACCAGTATTGAAAGATATCAGAAAGAAGAAGATATAGTCAATTGCACCAAAATCGTTATCGATAATTTCCCTTCGAAATACATCAAAAGACAAAGCTTCGAAAAGGAAGAAGAATGGGAACAAGTTTAATTTGAAAAGAAAAAGGAACAACAAAACACTCTACCATTTACAGACGGGGAGCACCACCGGGGAAACCAACCAAGTTGGCACCGACACCGAAACCAGCACCAGTGCGGGCAGCGGAGCTGATGGAAGGAGCGAAGAGATCCAATAGAGAGAAGGTAGCAGCAGCGATCAGACCGATCATGACCACCTCCATGGCATCGACCTTCCGGCCGGGGAGCAGGTAAGCGGCGGCGGCAACGACCAAACCCTCAACCAGATACTTGAGCAAACGAACAAGGATCTCACGACCATCAAAGCTGTAGTTCTCGGCGGACTGCATTTTATATATTTTAACAAAAGAAAAAATTTAATCAATGGATACTTACTTAAGAACAAGACGCATTTCGATGATTACGACGAATTAAATGTCTTCTTCCGATCAACTGGTGCCTTGTTCTCAAGAGGACTTCCTCGAGCAAGACAAGCCCATCCGTGGTCAGAGCTACGTCTGTCTCTCTTTCCTCAGTCCGGAGGAAATTTTGAAGAGTAAGGAGACCTTTTATATCGAGAAGATGCTGAAGGGATTGTCCAAGGACTTAAACGACCTCTTTGAGGGTCTGGCGATGAAGTATAAGGATGACACCGATGGCCTTCAGACGATTAAGGAGCGTTTCCCCCACTTCTTTAATCCGGAGAATGTTCATGATGAATACGTCCGTTTCGTCGGTGAGCACCCCGAGTATGAGAAGGAGTTCTCCGAGAAGAACCAGTTCCGGACGAGTGTCCGTGGCATTAAGGTGCGTGGTTCTTATGAGACCTTGCGTGAGGCTCAAATCCGTTCCGAGGTTCTGACTAAGTTGGATCCGAGACACAATATTTATATCGCCGAGGTTGGTTGTTGGTGTCCTTGGTCTCCCAATCCCAATGAGATTGAGAACCAGGAGTATGCCGAGACTGCTCTGAACACTTTGATGAAGCAGTATCGTGAGAACCAGCTTCAAAGAGACGAGTTTTATGAGAAGCGGAAGGACGAATTGGTTCAGTTGGCCAATGCTCAGCGGGAGCGTGTAGCGGCTGAGAATGCAGCGACGAGTGTTCAGACTTTGGAGACTTCAGATACTTCATTGGGTGAGAGTTTGGTTTCGAAGGAGGATCCTTGGGTGGAGCAGAAGAGAAATGAGTAAATTGACTGTAATTTCTTTATTTTTAAATGTAAATGGGTTTTGCCGTATTTGCTTTACTAATTATCGGTGTCTTTTTGATTGTCCATGGTGTTTACGAAGACAAATACCAACAGCTGAAAAAGCAGGTCAAAGTCGAGTATCGGTTTGTTCCACGAACTTATTATGAAGACCAACTCTTTGAAAGTCAGTTTAAATCGAAGACTTCGCCGATGTTTGATGAAGACGACCAATGGTATGACCGGAATGTCGGTCGAGAGATTGGTCTGGATCGAAAGAAGATAAGATAAACTTTTGCTTGGAAGTAAGGGTCTCTTCCGAATGGAGTTCCTATTGATATATTTCTTATGTTATTTCTCAAAATAGTCAATAGGGACTAACTTCCGCTGATCACCTTGATATCAGTTGCGTCTTCACTCCATTCTTTCTTTTGTTAGATAATATCACATAGACGATAGATGAGGCTGGAACTCAAAAAGTTCGATATCTCCAAAGTTCGTGATGATGCTGTCATCGTCATGACTGCCAAACGTCGTGAAGGTAAAAGCACCCTCGTTAAAGACTTGATGTATTATCATCGAGACATTCCCGTCGGGACAGTTATCTCTCCGACTGAACAAGCGAATAAGTTCTTCTCCGACTTTATTCCGAATGTCTTTATTCACGACGAATACTCGGCACCGGTCATTGAGAACTTTATTAAACGGCAGAAGATGATTGTTAAGAAACAGAACCAAGAAAAAGCACTTTACGGTTCGTGTAATATCGACCCTCGAGCTTTTTTAATTCTGGATGACTGTCTTTATGACGCGAGCTGGACACGCGACAAGAATATGCGCTTCGTGTTCCAAAATGGTAGACATGTCAAGACGTTGTACATCTGTACTATGCAGTATCCTTTAGGTATTCCTCCCAATCTTCGGACGAATATTGATTACGTTTTTATTCTTCGAGAGAACAATTTAGGTAATCGGAAACGTCTTTACGAGAACTATGCCGGTGTCTTCCCCAGTTTTGATATCTTCTGTCAAGTCATGGATCAATGCACTGAGAACTACGAGTGTCTGGTTATTGACAACACCGCTCGAAGCAATAAACTGGAAGATATCGTCTTTTGGTATCGTGCCGAGGTTCATTCGAACTTCCGTGTTGGAAATGCTCAGTTTTGGGTCAATAATGACAAGAGCTATAATACCAATGATGACGATGAAGAAGACTTTGATACTTCGGCATTGAAAAAATCCAAACATATTATTCGGGTGGCGAAACGTGTGTGAAAATTTGAGCTCAATCTTAACCTGAAGACACAAGTAAGATGTCGGTTCGTTCTCAACTTAAGGCGCTCTTAGATAGTTCCCGGGTCAATCATGAAAAACTGATTATGGAACAGACTTCACTCAAAGACGCTCACGTTTATTGTGCTCTTGCCCGTTTGTCTGCACAACAATATGGTCTCTTACTTGAAAAGTATATTCGAACTAAGTTCGGCTACGATAAAAACAAGGCCAAAGATTGCACCGGTGATTTATCCAAGAACGGTGAAAATGTTGAGGTCAAAGTCTCTCTTGGAGGCAAGAACTACTCGAAGTTTAATTACGTCCAATTACGACCTTTCCATCAATGCACTTACTTACTGACCGCTTATCACTTGTCACACGATAATCTCGAGACGAATGGTGAATTGTATCTCTTCCGGATTCCAAAAGACGAGATGAAAAGACTGATTGTCTCCCATGGTGGATATGCTCATGGAACCATTAAAGAGCATGGTCGAATTACAGAAGAGACGTTGAATGACGAAACAAAAATAAAAGAGTATGCACTGCGACCGACGATGAATGACAATTGTTGGAAAGCACTGCTTCCATTTCGAGTTTCTGAGGAGACACTTCAGTCGAACTCTTCAGAATACAGTTTAACCAGTTCGCCTTTACCAATCGAGTTTTGTCTGGCGGTGTCTAAACTGAGTGTATAATCCAAATTCTGAAATCGTTGAATAAGTCTATTTTTTTCGATCTTGGATTTAATCCAATGCCAACTTTTCGGCCGAAGAGACTCCAGTCTATCCGTCACAATCTCTCCACATTTACCACCATAGGCTCGAATGGCAAAGTCAGCTCCCTGAGGTGGAGTAGGTTGTCCGTTTGTGTCTTTGGCTCCGAAAGGAAGGAAGTCCCAATCGGGATGAGTGGTGGGTAATTCAATGACTGAACGGGGTGTCTCTTTTTTCTCCCAGATTTGGAAACAACACTTGGCGGTCATCGGAGGACTAAACGAACATGGCTCCATTGGGATCTCTTCATCCAAGACCAAATGAAATCGAGGGTTGAGTTTATTTTGAACACTGACACGACGAAAGGTTCGAGGAACGATAAAGGCGATGACCGTTGCCCATTCAGCCGCGTGATTAAAGAACTTGATAGCTAAAGAACTAACCCTTCCGAATGGTGGATTACCGACGACGAAGACCTTTCCGAGTTCATTCGGTGGATTGTATTTTAAGAAGTCTTGTTGAAGGATTTCGGGATGTTCGGGACAGATATCGAGACCGACTTTCTTTGGGGTGGGGATTTGTGTTAGAAAACTTCCATTTCCAGCGCTGGGTTCAATGACTAAGTCCCAAGTTGTCCAGGGATACATTTTTTCGATGGTCAGTAAGCAGTTTTTGGAGACCGATGGAAGTGTATAAAACTTGTCCAGACCTTCCTCTCGAACGGCTTTGGTTTTGGATTTCATCTCATGCGTCATCTTTGATTGGGTATATCGGATCAATTTTTTCAACTATGTCACTTGATTACTCCTTAAATTAAAAATCGGGCTCTCCGACTTCGATGTTTTCCAAGACCTCTTTCGTATTGTTATTCTCTTCGAAAAAGTAAGCGACGACGTAACTGCCAACCAAACCAACAACAAAGGCGGTCATGACCGAAGAGTTATCCTGTTCTTCAGGAGACGCGTGTTTCTTTTTGTAATTGTAATAGATGCCGGCAGCGATACAGGCTCCAATAATTGAGATTAAGCCTTTATTCATTTAATAGAGTTTATTAGATGAATAGAAAAATTACCCTTGAATTTAAACACGGTTAGTGTCTCCGAAGAGCTTGTTCGAGTAATATCTTTTTGTATTTCGATGGATTATTGCGTAAATCAGAAATCGAGAGACCAGAGACACCTAAGTATTTTTTGATTTTGTTCGAGTTCTTATCCGGTTTTGTATTTACAATAATTTTCTTTAATTTCTGAAAGGTTTCTCCACCTTCATTTGTAGTTTCTTCTTCCACCATTACAGGAGGACGACCGAGACTTGTGATGTCGTCATTTAGTTGGATTGTCTCAGGTTGGAAAGTTTCTTCCACTTCGTGAGTAGGTGTCTCGGGTTGGAAGGTCTCTTTCACTTCGAGAGTAGGTGTCTCAGGTTGGAAGGTCTCTTTCACTTCGAGAGTAGGTGTCTCAGGTTGGAAAGGTTCTTGGACTTCTATTTCTGATTGGAAGCTCTCTTGGACTTCGTGAGTAGGTGTTTCAGGTTGGAACGTTTCTTCCACTTCGTGAGTAGGTGTTTCAGGTTGGAAAGGTTCTTCCACTTCGTGAGTAGGTGTTTCAGGTTGGAAAGTTTCTTGGACTTCGATATCAGGTTGTTCTTCCTTGACAACAATTGGTTTTTCTTCAAAAATATCGTCATCATCATCGTCACTGTCCGGGTCATAGTTCGTCTCGATTGTCAATGTGAGTGGAGTTTCTTTTTCCAATTCCAAAGGAAGTTGAGACGGTGAGGAAGGTTGTGGTGGGGTCTCAAAAGTCGTTTCGGAGTCGTCATCCGATGAGACATCTTCACTTTCATCTTCAGTTTCATTCGTCGGTAGTGGTTCTTCTTCTGAAACGATACTTTCTCTTCGGCTTGGAGGTTGAGAAAGTATCGCCACTTGTTCCTCCTCATTCATCGCGTCAAATGTATCAATCGCCTTTCGTAGAGTGGCTTTGTCTCCATGATAACCATTCCGTCCCAAGAACGTTCCGAGGAGTTCTTTATAGGGAAGACTTTGACGGAAAGTTTCAACAATACTGACGGCAACTAAATTATCCAGTTCAACCGCGTTCTTCTGAATTTCAGCTTTCGTGACTTTGTGATACAACAGCACCGGGTTCTTCCAGAGATTTCTGGCTAATGAGATATAACAACGATGAAGGAAAGCGTCGAGGGTCGGGATTTCAATACTCAGTTTTTCATTTTTATCACGGTTGGCGATATGACTTAAAATCTGAACATTGGCAACAAAGATGGCATTCATCAAGTCATCAATCCATTCACACTTCGTCACTGAACGAAAGCGTTCGGTTTCAACTTGCAAGATAGTCTGAGACCAGTTGGGGACGAGACTCAATGCAGTTTGGAATTCACGTAAGATCATCTTCGGTTGTTTGTTCTTCTCCCGGACAGATTTGTAAATGGAACTGACACCTTGGATGAAGACGGGTCGGGTGATATTGACAAACTGTCGAGTGTATTCTTCTTTGGTTTCGAGAAGTAAGGTTAAATCGGAAGGAGGTGGTTGAGAGAACATACTTCTTTGATTTCGAATATAACTTTTTGAACAACAAACAAACGAGAGTATGTAATTACAGTGTTTAAGCCACGGAGTTCAAAGGATGCGTGTAAGGATTTTCACGGAAGGCATTCAACAAAGAAGAGTCCAAACGGTCATCATCGAAATAACTCTTCCGGTCTTGAGTCATCTGCACCATCATCGTTGAAGGAATTGCATTTACAATTTTATTTTTATTGTTCAGCGCTCTTGTGCTGTTTGCATCACACTCTAATTTCTTGTATTGCATATTGACGCCGTCTCTTCCACCTGCCACCTTGACACTGGTCTTGGTTGGGACACGGTTCTGGAGTGTCAGTTCCTTGGTATTATCAATGTTGGCATTATACATATCATCGTATGACATCTGCTTGTCATTCTGACTTTGAGCCACACCAAAATGGTCGTGCTCTGAGGTTGAAGTCCTTTGAGTAATCTTCGGATCAAAACGTTGGACTTTGTATCCACCTTCGGCGTCCCGAATATAGACGTTGCCTTGATACTCGGTGTCAGTTGTTTCTCTGTGAGTTGTCCGAGCATCATACTCCGCGGTTTCATAACCACCACGTGTCCGGGTCTTGCCGTCCATATTACCGTCGTGTCCGTCAATCAAGGTCTGACGCATTGTCGTCCGGGAAACGTCTTCCGGATCGTAAGTGTGATAACTTTGACGCAGACCCTTCAAGTTACCGGTGTGAGTGTCATGAACCGTCGTTTCCTTGATGGTTGTCCGGGCAATGTCATTCGGGTCATAAATAGTTAGTTTCTCTGGGATTTGAGCACTGACATTGCCAAAAGCTCGACTGCTTTCGGTGGTGTTTTCACGAGTAGTTAAACGAGCCAGGTCGAGCCAAGGAGCTGCCAGAACCTTGACCACTGTCGTTGCATTCCGAACACCATACTCGGATAGATTTTGACGTAAAGGCGCTTGCACTTCTGCCCGGTTCTTCGAGGCCGTCGGAACGAAAGCACCACCCTTAAACTCAGCAGTGGTATCCGGACGGGTCGTATTCTTGAGCATCATTTCACCTTGTTGAGTTTCACCTTTGACAGCTCCGACGGTGGTAAAATAACGATCGGGTGAGTTCTCATAAAAGGTCTCGACCCGGTTCTTGGCCATCTCTCCCATTTCACCCGGTAAAGCAGACTTGACACCATCGACTATCCGTCCTTCAAAGGTCAGCTTTGGCTTAGTCAAGACACGGAGATCATCGACATTCTTCGGCATCGCGTAATCCCGGGAATCAGCTTGTTGAAAGCCTCCGGTTGGTAGAGAAGAGTAACCTTGATTCAGACCGGGACCCACATACTCTTTTTCAAAGGGAAGCTCATTATTCCTCAGATGAGAAGTATTCATCCGAGACAACTGCAGTTCATAACTTTCGCTACCCATTCCATAGACATTACCGGCGTTTTGTTGAAGGTCTCCGAACGACTCGACTTCACGTTTGGGTTGTCTCAACCCGACCGCTCCAGTATAGGTCTCGAGTAAAGATTGGGTCATTTCGGCTTTGGTATTTTGTTTGACACTACCGCCGAAGAAGGGAACCATGTTATTGTGACTGAAAGACGGTATCTCGACCCCAGCCAGGGCACTGTAAGTTCCCTGATTTTCATTATTTAAAGCGTAGTTCATTGAAACTCCACTTTTAAATGCGTCGTTATTCCGTTGTGCCATTTCTTGATCGACACGTTGAGTGTATTGACTATTATAGATCGTGTTCATAGAAGGCATTTCACCAGTCGGAACGACGTGGTTGTATTTTTTGTATTGGACAGAAGTTTTGTTAATGTAGTATCCAACTCCTGCCAAAACTAAAAGCACATAAAGTGGTAACATGGTTTATATATATTTACAGTAAGTTGAGAAAATTGATGATGACAACAAACCTACTAAACGTATGCCCAATGTCAAACGAACAATATTATAGTTATTATTATCTCTACAATGTATATGCAAATGCAATGTCAAATTACATTAATCAACCCACTCAAATAGAACAACCCATTCAACAACAATCAAGACAAGTCATCAAAGAGTGTGGTGTCATCCTTCTTAACCAATCCATGGAAAAAGTAATCTTCGTTTTGCAAAGAGCTTCCAAGAAATGGGGACTTCCCAAAGGACACATTTCCGATGAAGAGATGGAACAGGAGTTGTATTATGATTGTGCAGTTCGTGAATTGTATGAGGAGACCGGAATTATCCTCGGAAAGATCCGTCATCACGTTCTGGGGAATATCTTGTGGTCAGGAAAGTTGTTCTATATCATTCAAATTCAAACCGACTTTCTCTACCTCAATCCTCTGGATCGTCGTGAAATCTGTAAGGCGCGTTGGATCCCGATTGCCACCATTCAGGAATTCACCGAGCAACAATCTTGTAATATCACCGTTCTCAAAGTTGGAATGCCATTTACCAAGAAGCTTCATCGCTACTTGCAACAAAAACAAATTCAACCTGTCGAAGAGACCTACTCTTCTTTCTATTCTGCTCCTCCAACCCATGACCAACCAGTGGTCTATCCTCTTTTAATGACAAATGCTTGATTTTAGGAAAAGACCAGGTCAATAAAGGCAAAAAAGTAAAAACTCATAATGGCGAGGACAACACTGACAACACCTAAGGAGAAAATCGTATCACCGCGTTCGGTGCCATAATTTTTGACATTTCCATCCGAATCGAAAATGACAGATGGTTTCCATTGTATAATCAGAACCATAAGAAGTAAATAGAAAGAAACACTGTAGATTAAGCGTTTCATTTTATTTACATACATAAAAATAAACCCGATGTTTCTCTGGCGATACGTTTTTTTATTTATCATCGCCTGGTGGATTATCACCCGATACTTTGGTTTTCGAAATGTGACCGAAAAATTCTCAGCACCCGTGACCATCGAAAAACCCGCCGTCTTGCAGGTCAATTACTATCAAAAACCAACAATTTTTATTGAAACAAACTCCGAGACCACCCACAACCCGAAATTAGCCGATTTGACTTCTCGTTTTGTCACCTACAAATTGGTCTCGTCGGTCTCGGCAGAAGAGAAACCACAATCGATTAAATATACCGACATTTACGATTTTATGACGAACCTTCAATCTTCCCATCGTGCTCTCAAAATTGTCAGCTCTTCTCCCAAATACTTGGTCTGTCTCTTACGTGAGCAAGTGGTTCCGAATTTGGAGTTGTATCAAATGAACAAAAAACGGATTGGATATCTCTCTCAAACCGATGCCGATTTGATGAAGATTGTCTTGGATGCTTACAATATCGTCACCACCCCGACACTGGTCAAAGTCGATAGTTACAACGACCTTCTCCGACAAGTATTCAAAGATAAAACTTTAGATGGAGCTGTTATTTTTGGAACACAGAGTAGTCCGAACATTCAACGTCTGAAAGATTATCAATTCGTCGCTTTATCCATTAATCAAAATTTCGATACCGCTAAACTCAAAACCCGATTACCTTACACCAGAATTACACCGTGTCAAATTCCAATTCAAGGAAATCTACCCGGGAACAAAAAGGAGACCTATGACACATTTATTACTTCACAGTCACTCACCTTTGACACCTTATTTTGCATTGACAAGAAGAACCAGGACAACGAAAAAGAAATTGTAAATGCAATTCGAGAACTACTGACGTATATGACCACTGACAATTCTCAGATGACCCAAAATTATTACTCCCAATTTGTCGAAATTCATGAACCATTTTATGGAGGTTCAATGACATCCACTGTTTCTCGTAGAGACAAAGAAGTCCATTTTACTTTTGATCAACATGTCAATGGGGAACATCAAAAAGACACTTCGAGCGGTTGTTACATCATGCAGTTGGATTTAGATTTATTTGAGACTGTTCCGGTCAAAGTTGGCGACCGGATTGTGCTGTCCGGACAAAAGAGAAAGGTCGAGAATGGATATTACTACGTCACTTCGGTCACCGATACCCTTGTGACGATGACCACTTGTCTCAAAATCGTTTATGACAAGAAAAACAATGGAGAACTCCAAGTGAATAAAACAGGTAATACTCTTTTTAAAATTGTAAATACAATTGCCCCACTATTCACTTTATTCGAAGGAGACGCTGTCTTTGTCTTGCCTTTGAAGAAGATTGGAACAGTGATTCGTGACAAAACCGATCTGTTGGTCTCCATCCCTAAAGAAGCCGATTTGAAAGACAAACTAAATGAACGTGTCCTGAATGGAAAATACATTTGTTATGAAGACCCCAAGATTAAGTTCCTCCCCGAATGTATTGCCCGCCAAAATGCAGAGAGAGAACCCTATCATTGGGATAGACCATGTGAAACGGATGAAGAATGCCCTTTTTTCAATTCAAAAACAAAACGGGGCGGATGCACTTCCGGTGGTTATTGTGAATTCCCGGTTGGGATTAAACGGGTCTCATTTCGAGAATACGATAAGTCATCCAAGAAGTATTGTTCCGGATGTCCGCCCAATGTCCATCCGACCGATTGTTGTTCTCAACCCGGTGCCAAAATCGCCTTTCCAGAAACAATTTAATCCATTATAAATTAAATCGTATGAAAGCAGTAATTGTCATCTTGATTTTACTTATCCTTTTCACGACAATTAAAGGCTCTTCTCGAGGAAAGGTGATTGATACTTTTACAACTTGCAGAATACCCAGCGACGACAACAAACGTCTGTCAGATACCGAACATCTACAGAAGGTTTTTGGTGCTTACTCGAGTGATGATAATGGAGACGAAGCCTATAACAAGTGTATCGAAACAGCACTCCGTCGGTTGTTTCAAGCCAATTCAGTCGCCAAGGCCAATTCAATACTCGGAACAAAGATTGAGAAAGACGTTGGAGACGTAACGATGCTTCTTAATTTTGTCAATGAGACTATCGCCACCAAAATCAGTTCCGTTGAAGATGAAGAATTAATTGGTGGTTTTATGGTGGTCGATTCCGCCGTTATCGAAGGCAGTCTTAAAACCGTCAATCACACCAACGACCCCAAAAATACAGTCACCCATCTAACCATGGACACGATTATTTTTAGAGAAGCCAGAACTCACGGAAAACACGTCCGGATGGTCTTCGAATACGCAAAAAATACAGTTCGTATTCTCGGTTTAGATGTCATTAAATCGGTCTCTGCTGACAGTATCATTCATAAACAACCCTATGAAGCCAGACAGTCGTATATGCCACTTGACCAACAAAATGAAAGTTTAACTTATTGGTCAAGTGAGAATGAACAAAATGAGATGTATTGTCAAACAATGAAGGGATTGTATCATGACCGAAATATTATTCCGCTACCTAATTCACAGTTCAAATGTAATTTTTAATCGTCATAGTCATCATCATTCAACTGGTCGGGGTCTTCTCCCTCGTAATCAATCAAGTAATTCTCCTCTTCCTCCGCATTCGCGTGTTCTTCACCAATATTGGCACGCAGAGGATCGACATTCGTCGCCAGTTCTTGTTCTTCATTATAATCACTTTCTTGAATGCTAAAGAAGTTCTGGGTTTCAATCTTGGCTAAGCCCATACTTTCTAATTGTTTTATCAAACTGCGATTAGTGTCACCCAGACGTTCATACAACTCAATCTTTTTCATTTTTGCGGCTTCTCGAAACTGTTCGACTTTGGCTTTATAAGTCTGAGTATCCGAGATATACACTTCCAAAGACTGTTTTAGCTCCTTCATCTGAATGGCGACAAAGTCGGCGAGAATGGCTGGAACACCGTCATCAAAATGTAGGTCAAAGAACTCAGAGATGTCTTGTTTCAGTTTTGAGATACTTTGAGGACTATTCAGGATACTCTTCAGCTCTTTGAATTGGGAATTTTCATTCATCGACCAAATCAAGAGAAGGATAAACATCTGGAGTTTGTAGTTGAGTAGATAGATATCACGAATGACTAATTCGGTTGAGTTTTTGGTATCGACACTTTCCATTCCTTGATGGGTTAATTTCGCTGGTGAAAGCAGAAACTCCTTGGTTAAAGTGTGTATCAAGTCAGTATTCTTTTTGGTGAAATACGTATTATTCGAACTGGCATTGATGAGACGAACCATTTCCGGGTTTTTATGTTGAAAGTCTTCATCAGTCTTCTGTTCATTGGATGGAAACCCATGCATCAATACTCCAGTGTATCTGGCTAAAGAACCTTGTAAAAAGTTGGTCAGACAGTTCCGAACGGCAAACATCTGATCCAGAGGAACATTGTCAAAGAGAATGGTCTTGTTCCGGATATACTCGATGATAGAAGACACGTCAGTGGTGGAATAAGACAAGACCGCGCTGACGTTGGCTTCAAAAATACTCGACAGATGTTTCGAGAATGAGAACCACTGTTTGCTCTTCGGGTCAGAAATCAGACTTTGAAACTCAGTGTCTAAATTCATCACTCCACCTTTATCAAAAGCTTCATTCAAAGACCGGATCTCTTTATTGGCTTTACTTTCCAGAAGGATAGACCGTTTAAACTCAATTGGAGCGTCAGTAAATAACGGAGCTTCGAGTTGCCGTTCTTTGGTGAAACCAACAATATTGAGTTTCTTCTTTTGATTTAACTGACGAGTAGGATAAGGAGTAATAAACTGTAGAGTTGGATCGACAGTTTGGAGACAACAGCTGTTTTTATAAACCGGCTTTTTACTCACCGCCAATTTAAGAGGTTTGTTGGTCTGAACATTATCGACGACACTCTTGATATAGGTCGCAATACCGTTATTAATTGTTTTGGATTCGTCAATCTGAAGAGGAGGACGGAAACCAGTCCAAGCCGTAGTTCCGTGATGACCTTGGATCTTCTCTTGCATTTGGTCAATTAGTTTGGCATAAACCGGGCGTTCCTTGAGAACAAATTTGTAAATGGCGTGCAAACGTTGAATGGTCTTAGCGGTGTCCTTGAACTCAGCGATGTCTTTCCCGAAGGCCGACGATAAATGCTTAGCGATGGTTTCGAGAATGCTGAGGGTTTCACGGGAGAAGACGTTAATCTTGGAGATGTTCAAAGTCAATTGAATGACAATACAGACAAAGACAGTCGCCAGGACGATATAGGTCTGTCGGATATAACTCTTGAGCTCCGCGTCGGTCTTAAAGACCGCTCGTAGGGTCTTCTTCGTCGGGTCTTTGGCTGCGGCTTGTTTGACTTTTTCTTGGAGTAGTCGGTCATTGAAGACTTTGATGTTGAGGGCGATGTGGTCGATGTCTCGAGGAGCCGGTTTGAGACCCACCATAGCGGCAATCTGTTTAAAATACTTGCTCTCACTTCCATCATTCTCGACATTTGCAATTGTTGTCGGCTCATTGGTTTCCAGAGTCGAGTAAAAGGCTTTGTCATTCATATCGAGGAGGGTCTCTTCACTTTCGTGGAAATCGTCAGTCTGGACAGTATATTTATGCTCTTCTGGTTTGTATAATGGGATATTCAGAGACTTGGATTGAATGACATCAAAGTCGATTGCCTTTAGTTTCTGAGCGGAGGCGAATGCCGTTTCAAAGGTCTCTTTTGTTTGTTTGGCTTTCTGGAGTGCGAAAAGACGATGGATGTAGTCCTTTTTCTGCATAAAATGGTCAGGGTCATCGATACTCGGTTGAGCAAAGACAAACTCGGAAAGTAAAGTGTAATAAGGACTGAAATCAAAATCACCGATTGGATCGACGACACCCAAAATTGCCCAGCGGGTATGGAAACGTTTTAAGAGGAATGTCTTTTGGGTTTTGGCTTCGGAACAAGTGGCATACGAGTCTGAATACTCTGGGATCAGCCGACCATTATCGAGAAGTGCTTCATGAAAGTTATTGTAGTTCTGGACAATTGGAAGTTTTGAAATCGGGACTTTCATCGGGTTCGAGAAGGTTTCAATGTCTCGTGTAATCGATTGTTCGAGCTGGGATGCTTGTTTCATTTTCTCTTCATAGCTGTCAAAGTTAAGACTTTCCAGGTATTGTTTGTCCAATTGAATGAAAAAGGCATCACCCGTATCGGGAGCGTGGAAGGTATCGACGAGATTTTGGGTTGAAGACATTTCCGTCGGGAGCTGATACATCTTTTGTGCCAATTTCCGGTTGTGTTTCCAAGTCCGACTAAACTTCCATTCTTTCACCGGTTCCGTCTCCGACTTCTTAGAAAAAGTCTTCGCTTTGGTTTCTGAACCGGCATTGACAGCTAAATAATGTGCCAAAATCCGGAAAGACTTAATTGAGATGTCATTGATATTCAGACCCAGAGCTTGTAGTTTTTGTTGAAGTCGAGCTAAAGAGTTGATGCTGAGCAGGTCTTCCTTAAAGGCGTAGAGGAGTTGTCCAATGTTGGTCGGGAGTAGATAGCGCTTGGTGGTCTCAACGTCTTTATTGTAAATACCCAGACGGACAGGTGTATTCAACATCGTCGATTTGGAGATTAATTGAGAACCTGGAGTGGAGGAAGGATACAGAAACATTGCATGGTCATGTTCAACAGGGTTCTTTTTGTAAAAGACAAAGTTCTTGAGTAGGTCTTCGGTGTAATGACGGATACCATGTTGTAGTTTAAGCTGGAGATGGTCTTTGGTCACGGCAACCACTTTGGCCGAGACCCTCTCAATCGGTTTAATTCCGCTGGCGTCATAGAAAAAGTCATTCATAATCAGAACGACTGTATCGTTTTCCGAAAGGTCTTGAATTTTTTTGAAATAGTCATTTATATCGACTAAAGTTGGGTTCGGGTTATTTTGAGTTGTAAGTCCAGAGATCATTAGTTCATCACCGGAATACAAAGTCAGTTCTGGATTGGTCGAGACTTTGATCTGACCGAGGGCTTTCTTGACGGTGTAAATGGGTTCAAAGAAGACAAGATTTCTGTCTTCTTTTGTTTGATACATAACAGCGGTATCATCCGTGGGGAGAAAGGTAAAGATGTTATTTTGGAATAACATCATCCGACGTTGTTTTGTTAAGTAATCGTCATCCTTCGAATGGTATAGATTGTGTCTCCTGGATACATAGCCAATTCGAGTTCCATTGAAATCAGTATTTCCTTCAACCCAAAGGGAGACCTTATCGTCCAAATAATACGGTCTCTCTTCTTCTTGAACATTGGAGATTGAATTATACATCTCAAGATAAACACCAGGTTTCTTGTTGTTCGACTTGATCTGTAGTTCAATGATAGCCGCCTTGAGTTGATTGTCAGTGTATTGAATAAAGTCGGCTTCTCTTTGTCTCAGAACTTGAACTGAGAGGTCGTCATCAAAAAACTCGACATTGGCATCCGTGATAATGTCTTCATGGTAAATTTCACTTTCACTTTCTTCTTCACTTTCACTACTCTCGCTTCCCTCTTCGCTTTCACTCTCACTCTCACTTTCTTCTTCACTTTCACTGCTCTCGCTTTCATTTTCGCTTTCACTGCTCTCACTACTATCGCTTTCACTTTCACTTTCTTCTTCACTGCTTTCACTACTATCACTTTCTTCTTCACTTTCACTCTCACTCTCGCTTTCACTTTCACTTTCGCTGTTATTCGAGTTTGAGTCAGAGCTGGAATTCGAACGACTTGAAGTATCTACGCACTGGCTTTGATGTTCGGCAATAACCTTTGAAACAATCTTGTCGGCGTTTCTTTTAAAGACACCTTGGATACTGTCTCCCTTTTCCAGGACAATTGGCTCGTAATGGCTTTCGTCTTTATTGACAATGAAAACAAAACTGGAATAAGATTGGGTGGAATGAGCATTGTCGAACTCTTGACCCCGACAATAAATCTTGTAGGTCTTCTTCTTTTTTGAAAATACGACCAAATTGGTCTTGTATTGTATTTCGAGCAGTGTCCAGACTTCATCACCACACCATTTCTCCGCATTTTTCAGGTCTTCGACAAACTGTGAAAAAGTGTAGTTTTCATCAAAGAAGCTCTTGAAGTCATCCAGACGAGCCTTGTCATTTTCACTAATGCTCTTTCCGATTTTTGTCCGAGCATTACTGTAATTCTCAATCCAGGTCGCGAGTTCTTTCCGTTTCTTCGCAACGTAGCGTCCTTTCATCACAGGCGTTAAGCCACGGTATTCTTCATCCATTGCAAAAAAAAACGCATGAAATAGACAGCTTCCATCACCAATGGTTTCTTTCGAAACAAAATGGTCTCCAAAAACCGTTTTGAGAGAACTCGGCAATTCGATAGAAGCTGATTTTCGAGATTGCATTTATTTACTTACAACTAACATAACAAAATTTAAAAGTTCATAAATCATCTGAGCGAACTTTTAAAAAAATAGTCTCTAAAAACACCATCTAAATACTTGTCCATCTCTCGCGCATCGTCTCCACCATTTTTTGAAGCGATATCAGCTCCGTCTGTATCAATCGAAGAATGTCATCCGATGTCATATTCAAATCAGTCGGAGCCAATTTGAGAACTACTCGTTCTACAAGTGGATGCGGACAGTAATACCCGACGTATTTCAGCAGGCATTTCTCCCGAACACATCGGTCAAATAGCCAAGCTTGGATTAAACTTCCAAAGGTATGCATCTGGCCTTCAATCTCAATCTGAAAGAGCTCTTCTTGCTCCGGTGATTTCTCAACTTTCCAGTCTGTCGTGCAAGCTTCAATTTGGCTCTGGATTAAATCGAGAATACATTGTAGTCCTTTCCAAACAATGTATCTGGCCTTCAATCCAGCCACTGTCTCGACCTTAAAGAGGAACTCGTTGGCTTCATTTCGCTCATTCTTTTTGAAATACCTGTATTTCTCCAAGGTATTAAACCGTTCGGTAATTGCCTTTTTATTCGTTTGCCCCTCTAAAGCGAGTTCGAGAGCCCGTTGAGCTGCATCTTCGTCGATCACATTCTCAAAGGTGCAAATGGAGACTGGAGACCAACTGGCATGTTTCTTGGCTGTGCTGACCGAAGCGTAAAACTCGAGATGGATCTTGTTCCCGTTGGCCGGATAAAAGACATTCGGTTTCAGTTTCGTAATCAAGATCGGATCATCGGTGACCCGGTCATGAGGAAACCAACGTTTGTGAAGGTCTTGACGAAGAGTTTCATTTTCATAGACCAGAATGTCATCGGTGGTCACGTCTAAGATATCCAAGTCGGTGTTTTTACAGTCAATGACAAACTTATACGCCGACCAATCGAGGGTCTCGACTTCTTCCGGAGTCGCGTGAATGGGCAAGAGACTAATCCGATGTCCGATAAACTCATTGTGTAAAGGACAAGTGTTTTCGTGAATGAAGACATCTTGATTGTTAGGTGAAGCCGGATCAAACTTGACCCCGACATTGGGGATATCTGACAAAATCGTCCGTCGGAGAGCATTGACAATACAAAGCTCAGTGTCCCGGACAACAAAGTGAAGCAGGTCTTCGGTTTCTTTGACGATTTCAAACATTTCTTCTGTCATCGAACTTTCTTAGAAGATAATCAAATTTTTAAATCTATTTAGCGGTTGCGTGTGTCATTCTAATTAAATATTCGTCAGCCAGTATAAATATGACTACACCACTCTTATTCATTAGTCGGTTTTGTGAATTTTCAACTCTGATTATGAGGAACATCACCAAACACAATCTACGAGGTCATTTTCGAATTATCCCCATCGACGGCAAAAGTGAAATGCTCCCCAATTGTATCACTCAAGTCCCTTCGTGTCTTTTTCCGGAACAAAAACGAGTTTTAGTTGATGACGAACTCTTTAACTACGTCGAGTCACTCTCCAAATCTGCCGAAACCGAAATTCAAGCCTACTACGAATTTGCGATGGGGAATAAGATGTCCGATGCTTATTCATTTATTGAAGACACCGACACTTCAGATGTGGCGAGAGGCTTTGCCAATGTTCATGTCGAACAAAAAATAAATACTGTCGATGACAAAGAGTTTAACAAGTATATGAAAAACGATGGTTCCTCATTAGATGCACTTCGAGCTGAAAGAGACAGCGACATTAAACGATTTATCCCACCTCAAAATAATGGCGCGACCGCGTCTGTTTTTCGCTAAAACTGATTTAAAGTTTAAGTAAAGAGGAATTAATAGCCAAAATGGCGACTAAGGAGATGCTTGTGCAATGTTTCAACACCAAGATGGACGAATTCATCCGCGACCTGGTTCTGGTCTTCCCCGAGGAGCAGGACTTTAAGGCCTTCAAGCACAGTCTGAACCTGATCCGTCTGGTTGATGAAGCCAAGCCTCAGAGACTTTTCCATCAGGTCTTGCCCAGATACAAGGAACACATCGTCTCCCGAAACAGCGAGTTCTTCTTGACCCATAACTACGATGATATTGGTCAGACCATCGCTGTCAATACAAATGACGATATTGGTCAAGAGCTGATCAACAAGCTGAAGAAGTATTGGATTGAGCTGAATGACGAGAACCGGGAGACGGTTTGGAAGTATCTCAACCTCTTGGTCGCTCTGGACGAAAAGTGTGCGGCGATGTAGTTCCTTTAAATCATTTCGAATTATTTTTGGCATTCTCTAAATCATATTAAAGAGATGACTAACGCTAATAGATATTGATGGAACAGACCAAGCTCATATTTGCTTTCAACAAGATCTATGTAGATTTCCTGAAAGACGTCCGCTCGACCAACGCCAACCTGAAGGCTTTGATTAAGAGCGAGTATAAAGTTGTTGATAAGCTCTCCGAGGAGTATATCAATGAATTCGCCAAGGAGTTTGGAACGGCGGAACTACCTTGGACGACCGACTTTACCCAGTTTGTCTCTGATTTGTTCTCGGAGACGAAGTATTCTTCAAGAAATGTCTTCCGGAATATTCAGTTGTCCAGCGTCAAGGGTCCCCTCAAAACCCTTCAGACCTATATGATTACTCTTCATCTATTAGAGTATCTGCACCATCTCTCATCGGTTTCGACGGTCAGTGATGACCTTTTCAATGCGAGTATGAAGGCCTTAGGAACGATTGAGAGTGGAAACACTGAGAATTTGGATCAACTGCTGGAGCCTCTTCAAGAGCAGACGCATATCTGTGAAATTCTCAAGTATCTAAACCAACAGGAAGAAGACAACCAGTCAAAGGAGAACAGTCTTCCTCCGATGCCGGAAAGTCTGGAGTTCCTGGAGAACTCAAAGATTGGATCGCTTGCCAAGGAGATCTCTTCTCAAATCGATATCGGGCAACTAAACATTGACCCCAATGACCCCGATGGCATTTCCAAGGGTCTCTCCGGTATGTTCTCGGGAGAAAACAACGCTTTGACCAACATTATCCAGAAGGTCGGTAGCACCATCCAAGACAAGATCCAAACCGGTGAGCTGAGACATGAAGACCTTCTGAAGGAGGCCTTTTCTCTGATGGGACGGATGCAAGGAGGAGGCGGTGGTGGTGGTATGCCGGGAATGCCTCCGGGCTTTATGGATATGATGACGGGAATGATGGGCGGGATGAACCTGGGTGGAGGTGTTCAGAAGAAGAGGAATGACCGGGCATCGGCGAGAGACCGTCTGAAGAAGAAGATTGAGAAGCGGAAACAACAGCTGAACAAAATCAGTGACAAGGCCTCTGCAGAGACAACTACTGCGGAGTAATAAAATAACCGTAATAAATAATAATGGCTTTGTCGGATCAAATCTGGTATAAAAACCCAACCGAGTTTATCACCCGAAACAATTATTATATCTTCTTCCCTTCTCCCGAGATGAATATTGAAGAAAGACTCAACTCCATTATGCGATTGGCGATTTACTTCTCCATTTTATCTTTCTTCTTCACCGGGAAACCGAAAATGCTCTACACTATGGTCTTTGTGGCGGTTCTGACCGTTGCTTTGTATGAATCCAATCTGTTTGATTTATTGACGAAGAAAGAAAGCTATAGAAATCGGAATGTCACCCTTGACCAAATCTCAAATGAAGAATGTGTTCTCCCCAGTCCGGAAAATCCTTTTATGAACGTCTTAATGAATGAATATGTTGAAAATCCCGACCGTCCTCAAGCTTGTGCCACTTCCAACAAATTGATTAAGAAAAAGATTAAATCTCATTTCGATGAAAATCTAATTCGGGACAGTGGGGATATCTTCCACAATCGCGCCTCCGAACGTCAGTTCTATACAACACCCAACACTAAAATCCCAAATGACCAAGACAATTTTGCCAGCTGGTTGTATCATGTCCCCAATAAGACTTGTAAAGAGGGAAATGGACTGCAGTGTTATGCAAATGTTCCTCAAACCGCGAGTGTGTATATCTAAAAATAGAAAGGTCGAACTCTTTTTTTATCTTGTATTAGTAAATTGCTAATACAATGCGCTCTTTTTCACTGGAACACCGAATTGGAGGCGACAAATGTGCTCTCGCTGCCAGAGACCTCCAAAACTCTTCGACTCAAAACTACAAGCTCTTTAACTACTACCCAACCAATATCCCTAACTGTGGTGCCTCAGTTGAGAAACTTCAAGACTTTGCCAGCGACAACTACATGACCATTCGTGAAGGTTATGGTTTCACTAACGCTTGCCGTGTTGATGAAGACAGTAAGCTAAGAAATGGTGGTGTCATTACTAACGAGCGTTATAAGGTTCAATTGAACTCTCGTGTCTATCACGCGGTTCCCAATCTGGCTCGGGGTGGCTTTGTTCCGACGACCGAGTCGAAATTGACCCAAGGTGAGGACACCGCCCAGAAGCGGAGTTGCGATGTCTTGTCTGAGGTCTCAATTGACCGGTTTATCCCTCTGCTCCCTTGCTTGAAGGACACTGTCCAGGACGCGAATCACATTGTTCCGACTTGGACTTGGGGTGGTGAGCCAACTCGGGACACTGTCCGTCAAAGCCAGTTCCTCGAGAACAATGGCTACGTTTTTGATGGTGTTGCCTGGAAGAAGCGGATGGAATGTGGTATGCACTAAATAAAAAATTATATAATCATAAATATGAGTTCTAACCGTCTTCGCTACGACAATTGCTCATACAAACAAGATTTACTTCAAACATCCAGCTACTCAGATTATCTATTTGATACTTCGAAATACGAGCACTGTCAAAAGTGTCGGATGGAGTTTGGTATTTTAGGAGGAACTGCTGTTTCTCACATCCGAGGTAATCTGGTCGATCTTGAAAACGACCTTCGGGGTCAAACTCGTCCGGTCACCCACTGTCCTGAATACAAGTATATCCCTTCGGCGGGTCAGACGCTGGAGTCGAAAGAGTATCTTAAGTGTGTTCAACATCCAAAGATTGATACAACTCTTCAACATCTTCCTTCTTGTCAGATGATTAACTATCAAGCCATACCTCGTGAGCGTAAGTTTGTTCAAGAGACTTGCCGTAAGTAGTTATTGACGACCATTTCGGCATCGAATAATCAACTGTAAGACGTCAGTCGGTAAATTTCGGAAAACTCCTGTCGATAACTCATTTTTAATTGAACGTTGTAAGAGTAGTCTCAACGTCATTTGATGCTTTTCATCTGGATACAATTCATTACAGTCAAGTGTTGTAATGAATTCTTCTTGATTAAAATTCTTCTGTGAAAGAATTAGTCTCCGATTTAGATAGTAAAGTTTGGTCTGAAGCTGATACCCTTGAAGAGAACGGTTCTCCATTAACTTGCAATAAATCTTAAAATTATTCCGACTGGCCTTAAAATCACATTGGTGAATATCGACCGTCTTACCGTCTGAGACAAAGAGCACATTGTCATGACAAACGATCTGTGTCGGCTTCATCTGAGCCTTGACCATTTGATACAAGATGTCTTCATCCTCAGACAGTTTGCAGACCATAAACTCTTGTTGGTTCGCCGAAGTGACAAAGAGATACTCCTGATACAATGTCATACTTGTAAGTGGAATAATCGTGTCGTCGTCAATGCAATTTCCATACCAACTGATATCGGTGATATACTCCAAGGTTGAAGCATTTAAGACAACAATCTCATTTTCCAAAGCAACACACAATAGATTTTTATAGCAAACCATACTTTTGATAACGATAAATTCATTTTCGTCATTCAAATCGACTGAGGTCACCTTTTCGACAAGAAGCTCTTCGTATTCACGGAAGATCCGAAAGACTTGCAAACAACCATCTTCACATCCGATATACAGATACAATACACTTTCAGATGAACGGCTGGCCAATGAAACTGCAAGATTATTCGCAAGAGTGATATCATTGTAGATACACAACTTGATTGAAGTATTATTGTCAATACAACAAACGGCATAGTAATTTGTTGCGACAAAGAGGAGTTGTGAAGTTTCGTTGTAATGACACATTGTCGGTATTTCGTCTTTTTCCAAGGCAAAGGACAAGTCTCGGACGAAGGTCAAGTTCTCATCGACCAACTCTAAACTATCTCCACGTCTGACGACCAGATGGCAGTCAGTTTTACCTAATACATTGAATTGATTTTTGTAATAGACGGGAGACTGGTCGAAGACGTTAAGCAGATGGAAATCCATGATGTTTGTTTTTGCTAAATTGATGAGGGTTCAAATTTTTTAAATGGAACGATTGATTTTGTTCTTAAAAAATATCACTATCAAATAAACAATGAGCTTCAATCGCCTGGCCTATGATGAAGGCGCATACGCCCAAAATATAAATGCATCCACCAGTGTCGGAGACTATCTTGTCAATACTCCTCGGATTGACTGTAATGCTTGCTTCTTCCCTTCCCCACACGTCCGGATTGACAAGGCAGGTGGAAGTGTCTGTGCCGACCGTCATCCCGTCGATGTCGATTCCGAACTGCTCGGAATCACCCGCCGTGCCAGCAAGTGCCCATGTGAATCGTATATTCCCTCTGAGAAGCCTTTCTGTAAGAAACAGCATACTCGGGACTGTGATACCCTTGGAACTGAAGATACTCGGATCAGCAATCCTCCTTGCACCTTGCGTTCGACTGGCTGGAACCGTTGGGAGTGGTTGTGTCAGAACCCTCAAGACAAGGCCTTGATGCCCTTTGACTTTCTAATCAGCAACCGTTTGATGATGAAGGACAACCACCGTCCTTGCCTTCCTAAGCCTCTTGATCAATGTGCGATGAACCCGGAACCGAAGCCGAGTATGATTAAGCCTCTTTCTGATTACGTCAAGGGAGCTCGTCAAGACATGATCCCAAGTGTTCATTATCGCAACTGTTCGGAGATTAGAAACTACTAAAGTTCTTTTCAAAAAATGTCTGTATTAAATAAATATGGCTGGTGAAAAGCGCTCTTTTACTGTCGAAGGTTCATCCATTGGTATTAAGACTGGTCATTACAAGGGTAAGACCCCTGGTCAAGCTGCCCGCAAAGCCGCCAAGAAGCTATACAAGCGTCTGGAGAAGCATGATGACCGTTCTCTGGTCAAGTTCAAGAACGTCAAGAGTGTCAAGTTGATGTTGCGTGAGACCACTCGTGGTTCTCCCAACAACGTCTTTTACTATGAGGCCAACCGCACCGCTCTCGACACTCCCAAGGTGGTCGAGCGGAAGCTACCCAACGGTGAGATTCTCCGGATCGAGTATAAGCACAAGATTAGCGTCAAGGGTTGTGAGAAGTTTTAGAATGATTATTCATTGAGGTCTTTTTTGTTTCGTTATGTAAATTAACATATGTCTTACCCAGAATACTATAAAAAGTATCTCTCTTTTTTAAAAGACAAGAATAAGAGTGGGGTTGATATTACTCACGATGACCACGGAAATCCGAAGGTGGTTGCCAAATCTGAGACCTTTACTCTAAATTTACCCAAGTATCAAGAATACGACAAATCGATCGAGAACCTTTCAAAAGAAATCGATCTTCTGGGAAAAAAATACAAAGGTCTCTGTAGTCAGATGTATTTGACAGAGAATGCGACCCAGAAAAACGTGTCTGAGTTTGAGAAGACCAGTTCTCGTTTAAGGGAACTGCAAAGACAATTACAGTTTCTTCAGAATGAAAAAGCCGAGCACCAATTACGAAGACAACAAACTTCACGGGTGATTGAATACCAATTCGAAGAATACGACAATCGTCAAAGAACGCTCTTCGATACAATTGACCAAGGGGAACCGGAGAGAATAGCGGCGACGCTGATTAAAAACCAATCGGAGTTTCAACCGTTGGAGAAACGGAAGCTGTTACGTCTGGCTCAAAGAATGGAGTTTGCACCGATTTATAAAACGATGGAAGAAGGAACCGTTGTCGTCAATGGAAGGAAAATTCAGCCGGTGGTTGAAGTTCCAGCGGTTGTTCCGGCACCGGTTTTTGGAGATAAAAAGACACAAGAACTGAAGAAGACGATGAAAAAGACGATTGTCAAAGACATTCTTAATGACCCAGAGTTTAATTTTTCAACGATAGAAGAATGTGTTTCGAAGAAAAGATTGGCCAAACATTATATGTCAAAGGAAGACATCCTTGAAGTGATTAGTGTTCGAGATGATATTCGAGCGAGAATGCCGAAAGGTTATAAAACATTGACCAAGGAAGCGCTATGTCAATTAATATTCTCACCAAGGTAGTAAGAATAAGATGCTGGAAAAGATTAATCTCTTTTACTTTCTAATCGCGTTTGCTTTCGGAATACTCTACGTGTATATTTCACGTCCGGAAACCAAAGTTGTTGTCAAGTTCCCGTCTCCTTATAATGCGGGTCGGGTGACTTATCGTGACCAAGCGGGTGCTTGTTACAAGTTCAAGGCGGAGAAGAAGTCGTGTCCGATTGACAAAGAGGCAATTCGTCCTCAGCCGATTATTGAAGACTTCCGGAAACAGCCTCCGACAAGTTACGACCCACCGATAGAACAACCGATGTAAAAGAGTTACCGTATTTGTTTTTCTATCTTACATTTAAAACATGCTTGCGGATTTGTGGAAGAATGAGACGGGTCGGATTATCGTCTCGGTTGTCCTTGGACTTGGTTTAGCCGCTTTGTTCAAGAAAGCTTGTAAGAATGGAGGTTGTGTAGTCATTAAGGGTCCCAAGCAAGATGAAGTCAATAACGTTTATTACAAGGTGAAAGACGAGTGTTGGACTTACACCCCTTACGTCGTTCCTTGTGACGAAGACGACGAAGAAGAACCAGTGAATGTGGAGTAACAAAATTTGATTTGTAAATACAATTTACAACTCAAGAACGATGGTCTTTTCGATTTCATCTGAAGTTATTTTTCAACAGATTGCCCAACACTTGGACAGTCTGACTTTTGGGAAAGTAATGCAAGTCTGTAAAGAATGGAATACGGATTTTTACTTGAGAAAAGAGGAACCCCGCTTGAAAGAAAAGTATATCTTTCAAAAATTACCTGAAATCAAGGCGGTATCGGTCTTAAATGGAAACAAGTCTCTCTATCAAACAGAGTTGAATGTCGATTTGTTGGTCAAATGTATTTTGGCGGTTCGGTGTGGCCTCAGTAAAGAATATAGTCAAACATTTAATCCGATATTTCAGGGTGCATTATTCACAAAGACAATTGATGATAAACATATCAAAATAATGAGTTTTGATATTCTGATCTACTTACATTATTATATTCAAAGGCATTCTCCAATGAATATAGCTCATACCTATTATGCATTACGATTGTATGTGCTTCAGAATGCAGGATTATTTAAAAAATATATATCATATGTTAATTCATTTGTCTTAGAGACTTCTCAAGCGTATGCAAATGCAGAACTCGGTAATGTTAAGCATAGTCGAAAAATAAAGACGATTTCCAAACAAGTTATCCGTGCCTTAAGAGATTAGAACATACAGATACACATACAGATACAGGTCGTTTCTTGTATTCTTGAAATATAGACAATTTTAGGTCATTTTGTTTTTTTTGATTGAAGAGAGTCAAAAGCATAGGATAAGTCTCCAAATTAGAAATACAGCATACAGATACAGAAACATACAATACAGCATACAGATACAGGTCGTTTCTTGTATTCTTGAAATTTGAAGGTTTTCAGGTCGTTTTAATTTTTAATCTGAAAAGGTGACAAGCATAGAGAAAGTCTCCAAATTAGAAATACAGAAATACAATAAGACCGTATGTCTGTATTCTTGAAATATAGACCATTTTAGGTCTTTTCTAATTTTGATTTGAAAAGAGTAACCAGCATAGGAGAAGTCTCCAAATTTGAAATACGAACATACAGATACAGAAACATACAATACAGCATACAGATACAGGTCGTTTCTTGTATTCTTGAAATATAGACCATTTTAGGTCTTTTCTAATTTTGTTCTGAAAAAGTCACAACCATAGGAGAAGTCTCTAAATTAGAAATACAGAAATACAATAAGACTGTATGTCTGTATTCTTGAAATTTGAAGGTTTTTGAGGTCGTTTTAATT